AATTTGTCAGCTTGGGCCTTTAATCTTGTCTGTGATAGTTCTCCTGCCCGAGTTATAATCTCATCAACCTGAGGTAGCAGGAAGTCACCGATGGCTCCGACATAATCTGTGTTGTATCCTTCTAGGAAAGCCTCCGCGGCAAGTTCACCTATTCTGAGTGACTCATGTACGAAAGGCAAGTCGCTCGGGTCAGGGAGTTCTGTGCCTAACGTGGTAGCTAGTTCTTTAGCCTTAATGCCGACAAAGTCTAAGGCATCACTGATTGTCGATTTTATACTCAGGAAAACACCTGATAGAAAATCAGTGACTGATAAGGCAATGCCCGACACGAAATCAAACGCCTCTTTAGCTCCTCGAGTAAATAGGGAGAAGACTTCCCTGGCTACTACGGCGGTGCCTTTGGCGAGACCAACGAGGTGCCCAATAACCCGATTAATCACCGATCTGACGATTCCTGCGAAGCCACCAAACGATTTACCACTCAATCCGATAGCTTCAATCAATTGTGCAAATGCCTTATTGAACGACTCGGCTAGGTTCTTCGCTACCGTCACTGCATTCTCAGCGAGTACTTGAAGGGTTGCTCTGGTCACATCACTGAACGTGACGTTTGCGGCGGCGGCATCCCTGAACGCGTCTTCTAATCCCAGGACTCCGATGATCGCTTTGGTGGCGTTATTTTCTGTGTCATCAAGTTCATCAACAATGTTGGTATCGCCGTACGCAATTGCCGCGGCAACCAATGCAGTTAGTCCAACAGCCAATGCGGTGAAAGGATTTGCGAGGGCGAGTAAAGCTATTCCTCTAAGGCCCGCGGCAACGGTGGCGATCGCTTTCCCCAAGACCAATGGCCCTAGTGCCGCGGCCACGACTCCGATACCCTTCGCTAAATCATCAAAGTTCTCGGCCATTTTGATTATCAAGTTTGAAAAGTTAGTCGCAATGCCGGTGCCCTTGTTCAAGTTACCGACAAACCTGACCGCTGCGTTATTGAGTATGACGAAGCTCTGACCGATAGTCGGAACTGTCTTGCCGAACTTGGCTGCCAGTTCTTCACGAGCGTTACGGAAGGCTCTGATAACGATGTCTGCAGAGAGCTTGCCTTGCTCACCGAAGAATTTTAACTCGCCTCGAGTGATACCGAGCTCTTTCGCGATGACGTTTGCTACCGCGGGCAATTGCTCAAGAACGGATCGCAGCTCATCACCAGACAGTCTGTTAGATGCCAAACCCTGTGACAGCTGAATCAGGCCGGCGCTGGCTTCTTGCGCCGACGCGCCAGATATGATCACTGCTTGGTTCAAAGACTCTGTCAGCTGTAGAGTCTCTTCAAGACTGATGCCAAGCTCTTTGGTACTCAACGCTAGGCGATTGAACAACGTCGCGTTGGTTTCGAATGAGGATCTTGAACGCTGTGATATAGCGAACAACTCTTCTTGCACAGCAACCAATTCACCTGTGGTGTTGGTTGCCAACTTGAGTCTGTTCTCTACGTTGGTGAAACTGTCACTGAGCTTAACGAATTCTCGAGCGAGCAGAGCAGCACCAATACCTGTGAGTGCCCTGCGGAGAAGATTGCCGGTCGTGGCAGCAGACTTCATTCGTTTATCGAGCCTGCCTATTGACTGACCAGTCCTGCCTGCGGCACCCCGAATATCATTCAGAGAACGGACAACAACCCGTGAGCCGGCTTGGGCTCGTCGTCCATCAATGCCAATACCAAGATCAGGCATTATCTCTTATTCGCCTCTTTTTTGCGTTTGTCAGCTTGAAACGACAAGTATATGGTGTCTAGCTCGCGAACGTAATGATTGAGGTCATCAAACTCACTCGGGGACCAACCACTCATCTCAGCGTAGGCCTTGATCTCTGCCATACTGATTGGCTGAGGGAAGCCTGTGCCTCCATGATATCTAGACCTGTCTAGATCACAGAAGGCCTTCCAATAATCAAACAAATGTCCGAATAGGTCAGGACGGGTATCCAGTGTTGCGACTGGTTTGCCTTGCTCAACTAATTTCTCCAGCGCCTCAAGATGCGGACCCCATTCGAGGTTCCATTCTAAGACGCCTTTGAGTTTTTTGAGTCGTCCTCTTGCTCTACGAGACGATACGCTTCCATGCTGTTAGAGATCTCAAGAACCATCTCTCTGAAATCTGGGATACCTTCCATTATCTCAAAAGCTCTGGCAGGTGTGAACTTGATGACTTTGCCTTTGTATTTGAGATTTTTCCATCCCAGCAGGATGGTCTCAGATAAGACCTGCGTCACAATGCCCTCCTGCTGCTCCATAGGCATAGCGTCACGTTTGAGCATGTTTGTGAACGGTTTCATCTTTGCTCTGATACGAGCGTTGTACGTGGGATTACCAATTCGCGCGACTAAGAGCTGCGTCTTGTCCTCGTCTTCAAGGTTAACCCAAACACCTTCAATCTCAAGCGTTCGGTCAGTCTCTAACTGAGAAAGATCCATATCGTGGCCTCCAATGTGTACCCACTAATGGGTATTATTGCACTAGCGTTGGTATTGTACCAAAGCGGTTGATGCCCATCGTGAAGCCCAGCGTCGGATCACGTTTCGCTGTGAACTCCATTGTGACAAGCACGTCTTGATCATTTCCGCCGGCCACGACTTCTCCGTTCGTGAACTTGAACGATGGAAAATCAAACAAGTAGGTATTACCACCGAGCGTTACTGTGAACGACAACGACACGGTGTCAAAGTTTAGATAGGAATCATACAGGTTACGATTCACGAAGTAGGCAGACAACGTGCCTGTGACGTTCGTTCGTCCGACACCAATACCGCTGTTTTCTAACTGACCGATACAGGGTTGGTTGCGAAGGTTGTTCTCAATCGTGAACGATACCTCTGTGAAGCAGACGGTAGGATCTTCAACACCGTCTATGAGTATGTCGCCGATGTTGTCAATCGCGTTGAATACATCGTTAGCAGCAACGGGTACAGTCTCCGGCGATATCGCTCCAGCAATGATACTGGCTGACTGTGCGGTTGCTGTCTCACCCTGGAAGCTGAATTGTCCGTTCAAGATGCTTCCTGGCGCAATGTTCAACTGAGCGTTACCGACTCGCATACCACTGAAACTAATGAACTCACCGATGTCAGTAAACGACTTTTCGAGCAGGAATGATTTCAACGTTGTTCCGTTCCGTAAATGACTTTCACGAATACGGAACGTGTCTTGTCCGATGCCGGGGATCGCTGGACTGACTGTAATTGAACCGGCGCCGCTGTTAGCCGTAACACGAGTGAATCCGTTATTAGTCGGCGAAGCAATTGATTCGGTCAGCTCAATGAACGCGCCGACTGTAAGACCGTCTAGGAAAGCAATCTCGCCGGCTGTCGGTGATCCAACTGAAATGGTTGTTCCGTCAGGGGAGCCTGCCACAAGGAATGTCGTAGCCAGTGGTGACACTGTGTTCGAATCTTGAACGGCTGTCCAGTTGTTATAGAGCGCGCCTTCAAACAAATCGTCGTGGGCCGAGAAGCTGAACTCGATTCCGACATCACCGCCACTCTCCACGCCAGTACGTATGATGTCAGCTACCTGGCGATCACTTCGTATCTCTTCCGACACTTCAGTGTTGGCTGTGAAGTTTAATGACTCATTCGTAAATCTAAATTCACGAAGCGGCGCTTGGGGTGAAGCTACGGTTGGGTCTTCACCCCACGTAGTCTCAGGCCTATAGAATAATTGTGTACTTGAAGCGTCTGACATGACTAATTCCCTCGGTTACCTCAACTCATCTGCTTGGAAAGGAGTCGTTGCGTTCCACTGCATCCACGCAGCATCTCTTCCACGTCCAACTCTCTGCCGACTCGTAGCTCGGAAGATGACTCCACTGATTGTACGCCCTTCAAATATATCACGCACACTATCTGCAAGTTCGGCTGAACGACCGTCGCCATCACCCGCAGGAACAAAGATCTGCACCTCTACGACGCCCGGTCTACGCCAACGTCTCGTGTTGCCCATCTCAACTTGTGCAGCATCGCCGTCTAAAATGGTCAAGCGAACCCAGGGCTCATCACGTGTCGGAAAGTCTTCTTCGTTCTGTCCCTGGTTATCAAGCTGGAACGGAACATTAGGTTGAAGACCAGGCCACTGCGTATTGAACCTTGATCTAATGACTGATGATGTTGCGTCAAATCCCATTACACTCCCCCAAACGTTGCGATTTCAGCGAGAGCGACACGTACCATACCCGTGGGAGCTTGGCTACTCCATCCGACTTCCAACGGCTGAATATACGGCGTATTGTTTGAAACCCATATTATGCCAAACGGTCTCGCACTTGACATGGCACCTACCCCTGCTGCGATAGTCTTGCTGCCATTTGGATCTACGTTTTCAAGGTCGGCTTCTCTTGGAACATTTAACGACACCTGCCATCCGCCTCTCGCTCTGCCACCGACGTATCCAGGTGGTGGCGGTAGGGATGAGGGTGCCCACAGGCTCGGGTTGCCAACTGGGGTCCTCAGAACTACGCTGGACAAGACTTTAAAAGCAACCTTCTTTTGGAACTTCAGATGTTGTTTGGGTACGACATTCTTGCCAAAATCATTCAGAACCAAATCAAATTGGCGACCGTTCGTTACTTTGATGCGTCCTATTGTCATTGTTTTGCCTGCACTTGCCACATCGCGATATCATCACCACTGACTACCGGCAAGACTCGCACTATCTGGTAGACACTGCCACGATAGACGAGTTTATCCGTCGTTGCATTGGGCTCTATAGAAAGCCCGACAGCCGCGAATGAGACGGTTATCTCGTTAATAGGGACCGTCGTACTTTGAATGACATCTTTACGATACGCGCCAACGGTATCGACGCCAGCGATGGGTGGTGTGATCTTAATCGAGAAGTCTGTTGTGGTTACGGTGTTCTTGCCCTCAATAGGATCGTACACCTTTGACTCACGTCGCAAGATAGCATTAGTGCCAAACTGGTTATGAAGTCTCTCTGCTACTCCACCAGCGGCTGCAAAGAGATCATCGAACTGTGTCATGAGCGTACCATCTGACCTGTGAACGGATGACTGGCTAGCAGGAAGGGTTCAATCGTATGCTTTGAATCCCAGTAGGTTACCGTTACCCTCGTATGACCATCATCCGCACCCATGTACTCAACCTCCAACGTACCTAATTTTTCTCGTTTCGTTGTACGACTTAGGCTGGGTTGCAGGTTACCCGTACTGACGTCACCACTGTACGTCGCAATGGCGAGTAACATCTGAGCTGTCTTTACTTCTTGAGGAACTACATCTTCAGGGATGAAAAGAGTGTCCTGGAAGCTGATGGGGACATTCGTTTGTTTGAAAAACGGATCAAAGAAATCAGGGACGTCGACACCACGACGGGGCCAATCCATCGGTTGGAATGCCTGGACACGTGAACCCTTCCAAACCAGTCGATATTTCTGCGTCATATAATCAGCGGCTTTCAACAAGGCAGACTCTTGCTCGCCATCACCAGAATCAGCGACATCGAATAAACCTCTATCAGTAGTGAAGGTCGTTAGTTCTTCCGTTGTCACATACGAATTAGGCGTTGGGCTGCTGACCCCTTGGGTGCCGTCTTCAATAACCAAAGTCATCATTCAATCCTTAAGGTGGAGCGGAGTCGTCTTGTATGACGAAGGCGCCGTATAGAGCTGTGCTGGGTCCAGGTTCAATCTGTAACTCGTGATAGAACGTTCCTTTCAAGTTAGCCGTGTCAGCGTTATCAAGTTGAATGTCAAGCCTGCCGTTCACGGCATCGATGATAGTTATGCCGTCGGGCGATCCATTAGTCTTCGTGAGTATCGGTGCTCGTCCTTGTGCCCTAGCAAGAACCCACGTAACTGTCGTCACCAACGTCAAATCAAGGGGCGGTTCCGGTGACACTTGCGGAGAGGCATCGCCATCTTTCACAGTGACTTGGATTTTAAGAGTGTCTCCTGAGAAGTAAACAGGGTTCCCTCCAAGATCAGCTTTAATGGCCATTCACATACTCCAAGAATATTCATCCAGAATTATACTACAGTTTATCATCCCGCTTCTACTTCGACTTGGGTCACGACTTCACCGATTATCTCAGTCTCAGTTACGACTTGTCCGTTGATAACGACTCGCGTTGTGACCTTGCCTGTGATATCAACGAAGTTTTCAAAGAAACCAACCACTGTACCAACCACTGCGGTGTCGCGTTCCAGTACGACACCGATGGTTCCAGAGAGTTGTATCTCACCAAAGAATGCTGATACGTCATCTTCAAGAGTGTTGGTTACGAGACCAATGACCTCAAGTGAGCCATTAGCTGCGCCAATATCGTCATCGAGTATTTGACTAATAGAGCCGATTACTGCCTGATCAGAAGATATGACTGTGGTATCATCGTCAAGTGTTGCGGCGGCGGTTCCTGTGACTGGGTTGCCAGATACACCTGCAATGACTGTGGTATCATCGTCAAGTGTTGCGGTGACCGTTCCCTGGATGTCTATCGCAGCGTCTGCAGAAAGGGTGTCATCTCCGAGTGTGATATCTGCTGCCGCTATGTATTCAAGGTCAGCTGAAGCGACTAGGACATCGTCTTCTAGCGTGACTGATAGCGTTCCGACAAACTCAGCTAAGCCAGACGCAGCAAGAGTGTCGTTCTCAAGTGTAACACTCAGTGTGCCGGAGACAATTGTTGCGCCAGACGCTACAAGGATGTCATCTTCTAATGTGACGGCAACCGTTGCGCGGTTGTCTTGTTCACCTGAGGCTACAAGGGTGTCATCTCCCAGCGTTGCATTGACTGCGCCGTCTAGGCCTTGTGATGCTGAAGCGATGAGCGTGTCGTCTAACGTTGTCGCTGCGACTGTTCCCTGATTGTCAATAGCACCAGATGAAACTAGGGTGTCATCACCTTCAGTAACGTCAAGGTCAACGTTGACATCTCCGACGACTTCAACGCTACCGGTTGCAACGAGCGTGTCGTCACCTTCAGTGACATCAAGGTTGACATCAATGTCGCCGATGACTTCAACGCTACCGGTTGCAACGAGCGTGTCGTCACCTAACGTTACAGAGGTGGTTCCCGATACGTCTCCAGTTGACCCTGATGCGACAAGCGTGTCATCAAGCGTTGTGGCGGCAACAGTTCCACGGTTATCTTGTTCAGCCGAAGCGACTAGCGTGTCATCTTCTAGCGTTACGCTGACCGATCCTGTTATGTCGCCGGCTACCTCGCCTGATGCGACGAGCGTGTCATCAAGCGTTGTGGCGGCAACAGTTCCACGGTTATCTTGTTCAGCCGAAGCGACTAGCGTGTCGTCAAGGGTCGTGGATGCTACAGTGCCAATGTATTCAAGGTCACCAGCTGCGACGAGAGTATCATCACCTTCTGTAGCATCAAGGTTGACATCAATGTCGCCGATGACTTCAACATCACCGGCGGCGGCTAGAGTATCGTCTAACGTCGTTGCTGCGACAGTACCGCGGTTATCTTGCTCGGCTGAACTGGCTAGAGTATCGTCACCTAACGTGACTGCGACTGTGCCCGCTACGTCTCCCGTCGCTCCTGAAGCGACTAGAGTATCATCAAGAGTTGTTGCCGCGACAGTACCGCGGTTGTCTTGTTCAGCTGAACTGGCTAGAGTATCGTCTAACGTCGTTGCTGCGACCGATCCAATGTATTCAAGATCACCGACTGCAACGAGCGTGTCATCACCTTCAGTGGCATCTAGGTTAACGTCTACATCACCGATGACCTCAACGTCACCGGTGGCAACTAGAGTATCGTCTAACGTCGTTGCCGCGACTGTTCCGCGGTTGTCTTGTTCAGCTGAAGCGGCAAGAGTGTCATCACCTAACGTGACAGCAACGGTACCTAGTATGTCGCCTGTCGTTGCCGCCGCGACAAGAGTGTCATCCAACGTTGTTGTGTTTACGGCGCCGTCTAGGCCTTGGCCTCCAGTCGCCGCAAGCGTGTCATTTCCTAATGTTGCTGCGACTGTCGCTCGGTTATCTTGTTCGCCGACTGCGACAAGAGTATCATCGCCTTCAGTAGCATCGAGATCGACGTCAATATCGCCGACGACTTCAACGTCACCGTCGGAGACGAGAGTGTCATCACCTAATGTCGCTGCGACAGTACCCCGGTTGTCTTGTTCGGCTGATCCGGCGAGCGTGTCGTCACCTAACGTGACACTAGCGGTGCCAGTCACGTCACCCGTTGTACCAGAAGCGACTAGAGTATCGTCTAGCGTTGTCGCTGCGACAGTACCCCGGTTGTCTTGTTCACCAGCTGCGACTAGAGTATCGTCTAGCGTTGTCGCTGCGACTGTTCCGCGGTTGTCTTGTTCGGCGGCACCCGCGAGTGTGTCGTCACCCAACGTCGCTGCGACTGTCGCATCAGTCCCGTTAACACCAGCTGCGACTAGAGTATCGTCTAGCGTTGTCGCTGCGACAGTACCCCGGTTGTCTTGTTCAGCCGAAGCGACAAGAGTATCATCACCCAACGTTACGCTGACGGTACCGAGTATGTCTCCTGTCAATCCTGCGGCCGCGAGAGTATCGTCAAGGGTCGTGGATGCAACGGTGCCGATGTATTCAAGGGCACCGGCTGCGACAAGAGTATCATCACCTAATGTGACTGCACTAGAACCTACGTATTCAAGGTCACCAGCGGCAACGAGCGTGTCGTCGCCTTCAGTAGCATCAAGATTGACGTCTACGTCACCGACGACATCAACACTACCGGTCGCCGCAAGCGTATCGTCTAACGTCGTCGCTGCAACGGTACCGCGGTTGTCTTGTTCACCAGAAGCGACGAGCGTGTCGTCACCTAATGTAACACTACCGGTACCTGTTACGTCACCTGTCAACCCGGCTGCGACAAGAATATCGTCTAACGTCGTCGCTGCGACTGTTCCGCGGTTGTCTTGTTCACCAGAAGCGACAAGAGTGTCGTCAAGGGTCGTGGTTGCGACTGTTCCAGTGGTCTCTGAAGCTACGTCACCGGCTGCGACAAGAGTGTCGTCGCCCAGGGTAACTGCGACCGTGCCGTCAACTTCTATTGCACCGGCAGCGGCGAGCGTGTCGTCTAACGTTGTGGACGCTACTGTTCCACGGTTGTCTTGTTCGGCTGCGGCGACAAGAATATCGTCTAACGTCGTTGTTGCGACAGTACCTACATATTCAAGATCACCGGCTGCGACAAGCGTGTCATCACCTTCGGTGGCATCAAGATTGACGTCAACATCGCCGACGACTTCAATGTCACCGGCTGCGACAAGCGTGTCGTCTAACGTTGTCGCTGCGACTGTTGCGCGGTTGTCTTGCTCACCTGCCGCGACAAGCGTGTCATCGAGAGTCGTCGCTGCAACGGTACCGAGTATATCACCAGTGAGACCGGCGGCGACTAGCGTGTCATCTAGCGTTGTCGCTGCGACTGTTGCGCGGTTGTCTTGCTCAGCTGATCCAACGAGCGTGTCGTCTAACGTTGTCGTTGCAACGGTTCCGGTTACGTCTCCCGTTGACGCGGCGGCGACTAGCGTGTCGTCTAACGTTGTCGTTGCAACGGTTCCGCGGTTGTCTTGTTCGGCCGAAGCTACGAGCGTGTCGTCTAACGTTGTTGCTGCGACGGTTCCTTGATTGTCTTGTGCACCAGTAGCGACTAGCGTGTCGTCTAACGTTGTTGCTGCGACGGTTCCGGTAATCGCGGCGATGGCTGTTGCGGCAAGCGTATCATCTAACGTTGTGGACGCTACTGTTCCACGGTTGTCTTGTTCGCCCGCGCCCGCGAGAGTATCGTCTAACGTTGTCGCTGCGACGGTGCCGGATACTTCCAGCTCGCCAGCCGCAACCAGCGTGTCATCTCCGAGGGTTGCTGCGACGGTGCCGATGTATTCAAGCTCGCCCGCGCCCGCGAGGGTGTCATCACCTTCGGTTACAGCGACGGTGCCAATTATCTCTGGCGTCCCTGCTGCGACGAGAGTGTCGTCGCCAAGCGTTACGGCAACGGATCCTGAAACTTCAATTCCGCCCGCTGCGACTAGGGTGTCATCACCCAGCGTTACTGCAACAGTGCCAAGGAATGACCGATCACCGGATGCGGCAAGCGTATCGTCGCCGAGCGTTACGTTGACGGTGCCAGTGACATTCGCTGTCGGTAAGGCGTGCTCTACACACCACTCAACGGCGCCAACTTCAACGGTTCTTTGTTGAACGCCACTCCCGCCGACGTTGCCACGCATCCGGGCTTCAACATCTGCGCCTGTAGGATCAACAAGGTTTTTCGCATCCCATGTGACTGTCACGATCTGCCGCACGGCATCGGTTATTGAAACGCCCTGCGTTAATGTCTCCCGAAGTACGCCGCCTTCATACAGGAAGAAATCAGCAGTCGGTGTTCCGGTGCCCGAGTTCAGACTATCTTTTCGCAGCTCCCATTTGAACACCTGTTTCGGCGTTTCGGGTGAATCACTTTCAAAGTACGGCGCAACAGCCGGTGTCGGGAAAGATACATCACAGATTGTCTCTGCGGCACTGCTGTCGATCGTGTAGTCCGGGACAACTGTCTGTGGCACCGCTATCGGAGACGTTACACTTCCCACCAAACGAAATGAGAGCGTCGCGCCTTGTATGTTGTTGTGCGCCTCCAGCAAAAATTCGAATTCTGTCTCTTCGCCGAGTTGCAGGAGTACCGAACTGGTGACAGCCGTACCGGTGCCCTCGATCATCTCACCCGCGATGAATGTTCCCGATCCTGCGAGCTGTTCTGTCGTTGCATCAAGGTCTGCGAAGTACGCCGGGGATCCGACTGCTACCAATCGACAAGTGTCCGAAGAGTCGGTTACATCCGTCCAACTGCCACCAACATCGTCGCTCACTTGCAACGTATACGTCTGGTCTATCGCTCCGCCGTCGTTGCGGACGCCTATGCGTAACCGGAAAAAGGTATCAGCGGCCATTACGTTTGCCCCTGCGGCCTCGTGATGTCAGTGTCCTGCGCTGCGATCCACGTTGCGGCTGACTCGCTGCCGTCGTTCTCTCTGAAACGGAAGTCGTCAGAGGTGAGGGATACAGGCGTTGGGGATCCGCCGCCGCCCTGCGGAGATTGTGGAGACGGGACGCCTTCTGCAAGCTCACGACCGAACGTGCAATGCCAAAAATCAACATCTTCCGCGACGGGATCGCCGACATTAGCGACACTCGGAACGGACATCGTCGTCAGTGTCTGATCAAACTGCCCGGAATCCAAAGAATCTTTACGACTTATTTTAAACACCGGATGCAGTTCAGTACTGGCGTTATTTCCCATCTGTCCAATAGTGAAGTCACCAGCTGATTGAAAATGTTGCGGCGAGAGTTCTAATGAATAGGGCGATTGTGCCGCACGACTGGGAGAACCGATCTGGTCGAAAACTCGCGACAGGATTTCTCTTTGATTATTGTCGTCAGTGCCCGTGAATCTTCCAAAAGCCATCGTCATAAATTGCGTATCCGGGCTCGCTGTAATGCCGACTATATCGAACTCAGTGACAAGTGGGTCTGCATCTGGAGGCGTTGGACTGAACGGTCCACCAAACGTGTTCAACGGTGCGCCAACAGCGGTCTGATCTATCATGTAATTTTTGAATATATTCAATCGTAGCGCGAAGATTTCTGTGTGGTCGCAATCATTGTTATTCGCACTATTTTTATATTGAACTTTAACCACTTTCTCCGGAGATCCTGCCGGAGATCCTTTCGTGAGTTTTGTGGTCATGAAAGAATGCTGATTACTGGTGTCCTCGCCTTCAAAACGCGCCTCTGTGTGATGCCCCTCCGGAGACTCGTCACCGTCAACTATTCTCATTGACATATCAGCGTTTGTGCTATCAACAAGCCAATGTGTTGTAGCAAAAATGACCCAATCGTCTTCGGGAGAGATGCCCCCCGGCAATTGTATGCTTGCCCCGTCTGTGTATGTTTGAGGCGCGTTCCCTACTGGGGAGGTTTCAGCTGACAACCAGTCTTGCCCCTCTACTAAATCATCAAGTGGAATGAGCCACGAGTCAACCACACAGCTTGCAACTCGATCAGCTGTCGATACTCTCATCCACAATGCGATATCAGGAAGCGGCGACGTCCGCGGCGACGTCCGCAATTTTGTAATTTTCGTCCCGAAGGCATAATGTGCCCCGAGAAAAGTGGTGCTTGCCACTGGAGGTTCCAACAAACATCTTGTGTGTTCAATGTCGGTGTCGCCATCCCGCAGCACCAGTTCGTAATCATTTGTGACAGTGCTGTCCCCACCGAAAATTCCCGTCGTAATACAGAAAAATTCTGCTGTGCCGTCAGAATGCACAGTGTTTCCGCCGATGCCGATCGCGTGTGTTCTCACCCAACCTGAAGCAGTGCTGGCTACACGATCACCTACTGTCCGTATGATATCTAAAATTGGCATGACTTAAACCTCAAGGATCCGCCAAAAGATGTTATTCGTTTCCCACACTTCAGGAGATCCGAAACCGTAGTCATAACGCAGGTTTATCTCTGCCGTTCCCGGACGTCGGTTAACGTAGACCTTGAACTTCGCGTCGTTCATCGGACCGTCACGATTGGCGATGCCGTTCGCCGCATCCCAATGATCAGTGATGAACTTGGTCATGTTCCCCATAGCCGCTCGGAACGCCTGCTCGCCTGTGTTGTAGTTCTGCGCACCGACTTGGATGTCTTGGAGTCTTGTGTTTTCTCTCTCGACCTTGAAAGCCATTTTAATTTCCTACAGTGGAGGTGGATCGAAAATTAACCAGTCGGAGCCTTCCGGGGACACGACTGGTTCGTCGATGTCGCCAACGACACCGGACAGGTTTTGCTGTGTGACTATAGCATCGGGCGGGAGCACTTCACTGCATTCTGCGGTGATCGTGAACGGAGGTACACCAGTGTCGAACGGGGATGCGCTTGCGTCTATGTGTGTTGATGGCTCAAGTGTGAAGGTGATTGTCTCGTCAGTGATGATCGAATAATCACCGATATCTGTCGCGTCCAGCGTGATCGTGACGACAGTGTCAGACGTTCGCACGACGTTCGCGACGTTTAATGCATCGCGAATCTCGGTGTTCCATCCTCGTTTCTCTATGCCATCCGAATCAAAGCCGTCAATGATTGCCTGTCGATTGTCATCAAAGTTCGGCGAGCCGCTTGCAGGGACCCACGTCGTGCCATCTAACGTCAGGATAATCGTGAGTTCGGGACTTCCAAGGACTTGCGATTCCAATGAGCCAGCCGGGGATAGGTTCTCTGTGATTGTGCCAGAGACGGTGACGGTGTGTACGCCGCCCGGGACAGTTGCGGTCGGCGTTATGTCATAAGTGACCGACTCCGTTGTCGTAACTCTGAACTGGATTGATTCCCCACCACTCAAGTCCACTGAGCGGAACGTTATTGCATAGTAACGTTCAACGTCACTATCAGCGTTTGATATTGAGGATAGTGCGGCACCGCCGAATTCTTCTAAGATGCTAGCCTGAAAAGTTCTTGCTGATGCTGTTAATCGTTCAGTCCCAGATAACGCGCCATCTACATCGCCAGATGCCGTGAGACGGACATTGCTAGATGAATCAATGACAGCATTCCACCCACCACCATCAACATTGTATTCAAGTTGCCAACCTTGAAAGCCGGAGGCGGACCCGTCATTTCCTAGCTTAACAATCAGCGCATAATCATCATCCAGAACAATCTCAAAACTAGTATCTTCACTACCAACCAGCGTCCATGCTTCATGCGCAGCGCCAGTAATAGGCGTAGCGAAACGATAGTGTTCTTGCTGAAGGTCTGGTGGAGGAATCGGGGTATAAGTAACGCGGATGGTGAAGGCTGACCAAGAGACAGTCTCGCCATCATCCTTCATGTTGGCGCTGTAGTTAATTGCGAAACCTACGCGGGTCCAATCTGCTCCGACTGCAATAGTTGGACCGGGGCTGGGTGATGCTCCATCTGTTATAATGTCACTAGAAGCTGAATCTCCTACTGAAGCAAAGCAAAGGGATGCAGCATCCGAACCGCTACTGCCGTAAACATCTGCGCCACCGCCAGTTGTTTCAATCCAGAAACGAACACCTATGGTATCGTCGGTAACACCATCAGAAGTGACAGTGTTAGGGGAGCCAATAATAGCGACACTGTCAATCGTCGCGCCATCAAAATCACCCGGCTCAGAAAAACTACTGCTACCAGTGTTACCGGCGGCGCGTCCGGATTGGGCTGTTACTGTGATGTCAAAAAAAGCCATCAGCTAATCACCCTGCAACGCATATCCTCACAGGTGCCGTGGTTCGCACCTTCACCATCAGGCCAATCACGACAGTTCAGGCCGTTAGTCCACGCACCTTTGGTTGCTTCTAAATAATCCGGATGCACGATTACATCATCCCAATTGCCTAGTTTGGCCCGCAGCGAACAAGCCCACCTGCGAAGGTAGCCCGTTTCATCTACGTGATTTTCTATGAGCAACGCACACGGGTTGCCGCTGACCCAACAGCAATGATCACTTGAATTCCCGGAACAGGGCATTCCAAACCTCCTGTGTCACCTAGAGGCAACGCCAAGAGGCGAATTGAAAGGAGGCGCGCTCCAGATGAAGCGCGCCGTCCTAATTCTTACTGGTTACCAGCGGTTATAACAAATGAGCTGATTGAAACCTGCACACCAGAGTTAATGGTTGCGGAGTTCAAGACCAGGTCAGGTGTTGGCGAACCAGCGATACCCGCGTCGCCGTCAAACACGGCTGCGCCAGATGAATCGCTGACCCTAAACCACGTGGCGACACCTGTCGCATCCGCCGAAGTGTCCGGCGCGATGGCGTTGGCCGTCATCGATCCTGGAGTGCCCGATGCTGCCGGGAAACTCGCGGTGGCGAACGTCAGTTCAGCCAATAGCACAGGCAACGGAGATGGGACTGTGATCGCAGTGTCTGCGTTCAGCGGTCTGCCATTGCTGTAGATGCGAATCAAACCATCTGCGACTGCGTTAATCAAGGCTGTGATTTCATCCAGCCTGTTGCGTTGTAATACTGCTGTGAATCCTAAAGCCATGATCTTCCCTCGTTAAAATGTCTTACGAATTATGCCGACAATATCTCGACCGCTCTTTGCCCTCTTAGCGTCCAAGGACGATACTGGTGCCGGCGCGATACGGTACTTCTCAAGTTCCGCGTCAGCCCATTCTACTGCGGCGTCTCTTGCCGCTTCTAAATCTTTCGCGCTACCACTTGCGGTGGCGAGCATTGTAGCCGGACCCTTTCGTTTGTAAATACGACCGATCCAGGTCCCGCCGTTCTCATCTTCATCGAGAACCAATTCTTTATACGCAGAAAATTCAGTTTTCATGACAATACCTCTTGGCTTTTTCTGACGACATAGTCATCAACCTAAGTCTACGACGAGATTACTCTGACAGCAACAAATTCATTGAAATAGCACAATGGTCTATATTCAAGATTTGCCTTCTCACCCAACTCTTGCAGTGCGTCAATGCTACCGACAACAACGGTGTCATCAACGATGTGATCGAAATAAGGCACCAGATTTTCGATTAAACTCTGATTCCAGATATGCACGAAGGCTATAGGATCAACGATTTCGGGAAGGTTTTTTCTCAACTCTACGAATGAGTGAACCGACGGCGGGGTACGGTAGTGGCCCCGCGTCGCTATATTCTTCCCGTCAAGTACAGATGATTCAAACCCTTCGAACGAATCAATCGCTATCGTTGGTCGACGGAACCTCTTCGCTACGTACTCCGCTATCGTGTTCAGTTCCTTCACTGACCCCGTCACCCCCAACTGTATCACTGACTTCAGGTTCGGATGGACCATCTTCGCCGCTGACCTCACCAGCAGGATCTTGCTCGTTCGCTGGTTCGAATTTTGGTGGATCAGGCTCAGGCTCAGGTTCTGGCTCCGCGGCTGCAAGACTAGCGAGTGCCGCTTTGGGATCGACGATGGTATCCGTTTGAATAACGGAGTTGGCTCGACGTTCTTCTCTGATATTATCGGGTTCTTCGACAAATTTTCCGTCTGAGTCAACATAGTGTATCTCCACATCGTGGGCAAATCGTTCGTAGCTTCTAGCAATCAATGACGCGTTGGGAGCAGCGGTTTCAATAACGACAGCGCCTGCGTTGTCAATTATTTGGTCTGGTCCTTTGAACAGGTGTGCCCAAACGAGCCTTGTGAGAGCACCTTGATCTCTTATACGTAAACCAAGGCCCTTGGCCATTGTTCCACTGTCTTCACGAAAGTAGATAACGGATGCTGGTTGTTCTACTGGTTTTCCTTCAGCCATTTCTAATACCTCATTGTCTAAAGAGAAGGGGTGAGTTGCCTCACCCCTTACTTCTCCCTCTGCTGTTTAGAGCGTACGGATTACGCAACCACCGAGATCTTTCGTGCTGTCCATGACAACATCCCAGTTGGTGCCTGTTCCGAGCGCCGTATCATCAGGGTTAACGCCGCCGTTGGCCGGATCATATCGGAAGCCCTTGCAGCCTACATTGTAAGCGAACTCACCTTGCAGACGAGCAACGATATTTTCGTTACCTGTGATAACGTCCGTATACAACAGCTCTTCTTCGCTGTCTTCAAGCGTAACGGCGTTTTCGGTTAGGCCAAGCGTGATGTACCTTGCACCAACGTCCGGAGACACTACCGGTGCAGCGGCAATCAATGCTGCGCTGTCAGTAACAAGCACTGGGCGATTCAACGTGATTGGCGTAGCCTGCGCCACGTTGAAGTTTGACACGCCGTCGATGTTGGCGTTGATCTGTTCTTTGACAAGATCAAAATACACCTTTGAGTGCATCACCCACATACTGATACGACCTGCTGCGTCACCGAACGTATTCAAACCGTCGACAAGAGTCGTGGTCTGGATAGTAGCCTGTGGTGAAGCGCCAGGTCCGATATCAACGAGCACGCCTGCCTGATTGCTAAGTGCGGCAACCAATGCAGTGAGTCCAGCCTCCAGCTGATCGACCTGTACCGCTTTCGCGATCTGTCCGCCGAGCAGGAAGGATAAAACTTCCAGGTCAACGTCATCACCGAGTTTGCGGAACGAATCGAACGTCTGGTCAATAGGACCGATACGTCGGTTCAGCTTGACTGAGATGTGCTCGTCCATCGGCACGTTGGAAGGCGTTGCGGCCTGATTCTCAGGAGACGTAGAACTGACCAGCCTGCGCTGGACAATGTTACTGACGTTCTTGAAGAATGACTCTTGAGCAAAGTCACCGCGACGTCTTGACGTGACAAGACGAATCGTGTTGCGAGATGCTTCGTTAAAGGCATCTGTGTTTTGGACCAAAGTTTCACTTAGGCCGGAATGTACGAGCTCCGGGTAGATAAGACCTTGGGGTAAATGACCAGCGGCACCGCTGCCGGCCCACTGTTGACGTCCACCTGCTGGCATGGTTAAGTCCTCCTAGACTCAGATAAAAATCTATGAAGGAAAGCTAATCGGGCAACGCCATAAACTTGTCGTTGCCATGTTCGTTGATGTAATCCACCTTTTCGCGTGGCGACATCGTTGAACGCGGCTTTCCTTCGACACTGTTTCCCGGAGGCGTCCCACCACCGTTGGCTGCAGAATTCCCTTCGCCACCATCCGCTGGGGGTGTCCCACCACCTGCGGCACCGGTGCCTTTAAAGGCTCCTGCAAAACCATCCTGGGTTCGCATCTCGCTAACCAGGGCCTTAATTGAAAGAGGATTACCATCGGCATCTACCCGTGGGCTACCGGAGGCGTCTACGACTTGGGGCTTGTAGGCCCCGTCCTCTTCAACCAGCTTCACCAGAGACTTAACATGTGGAAGTAGAAGCATCACGTTTCCATCCTCCTCGTTTATAGCCCCGGTGGCTTGAGCGTCGATTAAATGACGCTCTAATTCCTTTTTCAAACGAACAATCTCGGTGTCCTTTTTACCGAGTGCTTCGTTCTGTTGGGTACGCATCTGATCCCTCAGTTTGTCCCATTCACCTTTCTTTTCAGATTCAGCTTCTTCAGCGTCTTGCTGATGCTTCTTCATCTCGTTGAATTCTTCAACGTCGAACCCAGCGAACTTTTCCGATATCGCTTGGTTCTTTCTTGTCAACTCTCGAACGTTATCACGTTCTTTAGTAAGAGCTGATTTCAATCCACCTGTGTCTTCAACGTCCTCTTTGCTGACATAGTTGGACAGTAATGCAAGCTGGAAACCTCCTCCCTCCTTCTCGGAGTAGAGTTGTGAGACTTCTTCGCTCAAACCTTCTAATGAACTAACTGTGGCTTCAAGTGGCATAAGGATTCCCTCCATAATTGCCGAGACAGCTTCTCGCTGACTGAAAAGATTTTACATAATACGATTCAGGAAATACAACTATCTTTGACGCCGACGCCCAATCTTGTCTCTTAGTTGTTCCAACGTCATAGGGTTACCCCGCATGTCTACTAACTGTGTCAACGTTATCCTACCGCCTCTCCACAACCTTGCTCTTGCGGGTCCTAATAGGTTATCTTGGAAACGGTTGCTCTTACCTCGCAACCATTGATCAAGAGTGATGTTTCCAGGGAGTGCGCCATCCATGCTGGCACGTTGACCAACTGACAACGATGTGACGGGTATGCCTAACTCTTCCCAGGATCGAAGAACCGGTATGAGTGTCGACCGACAGTTGAAGTGCCTTGGTGGTCCGTTGTTGAAAGGTAAGGTGGAGCCAAGGATGGGCTCCAAAGTTTCAACGTCCCACGCTTGCCCGCTGTACGAGATGCAAATTCTGCTCGTCCTGTTGTCAAGAGTGCTGACCTGTTGTAATCCTTTGATGACATCAGTGTTCTTCTGAAACGTCGCCAGGCGTGCTGCGTTTGAGATCGCCGCGATTGCTGTGCTGACTATCGTCGAGGTCTGTCGTTGAACCTTCTGAAGGGCTCCGGTAACTGGGACGCCTTCGACGTTCCCGCCCACGACCCGAGTAATAGCCTGACTGACGTTCTCTCCATTTGCCAGCGATTCTCTGATAGCGTCCATCATATCGTTCAGCAGGGTTTGAGAGAGTCGTCTCTTCCAAAGGCTAGTCCTTGCTCCCTCGACCAGAGTGGCAATCGCAATCGCACTTGCCAGACTGGCGGGTATCTCGTTGTCTTCCGAATCTATTATGTCGCCCATACCAGATTATCCATTGCCTAACTGACCATCCTGTGATGAAGACCGCAACTGTGAGAACGACAAATGCCGTCCACGTCGGGATAAGAAATCCCGCTACCTGCGCCATGAGATTATTTAGGCTTTGCAAGTTCACCCTGCCGTTCTAGGTACGCTGCCAATTGAAGTTTGGCGTTATCGAGACGAACTCGTTCAACAGGGGTGGGAGCGACTATCGTGCTCAAGACTTGGATCTCGAGGATCAGGACTTTAATATTCACGTCAACGCTTGCTGCTTCGCGGCTTGTAGCCTCTTTCAGATGTTCCTCATCTGCGATGGCATCTTTCATGTATCGCGCATCTAGTGAAAAAATGCTAAGCACCATCGCGAGGGCCGCACCAATGCCGGCGACTCCGCCGGCGACTTTCGTACTTTGTTTCATGGCAAACTCTCCGAGATCGCGTCTACAACAACGGTAGATTCGAGACGGGCGACCCCCTTAAGGGCTGCCCGAAGCATCGCATGGATCTCTCTAAAGGCTTCGTTAATGGTTTGGCGAGCATCTTTTTGAAGTTCAACGGTGCGTTTTTCGCGTGTACGCTTACGAACGGCTCCGTTAGGGTCGTGACGAGCGATGATTCCGGAAAGTTCTCTACCAAGCACCTCGAGACGTTTGTCAATTCTATTCCGAACATCACCGTCGACTCTGCGGAGATCGATGTCATGGGCAACGAGGTCATCTCTGATATCTTCATTGACACTCACCTCTTTTTCTTTTTGCCTTTACGGCGTTTCTTGTACTGGGCCACGACTACCTCCTAAGGGCTCTGAAAGGTCGTCTCTTTCTTGCGAATTTGACTCTTTGACGTCCTGCGCGGAAATTAGGCGTGCCGGAGAACGACCTGAATGTGTTCTTTCCGACACGCCTAAGCGGTTTTATCCGCTGTCGGGTAAGACTGCTGACGCCTAATCGTGCGCGGCGTGCCACGCTATGCGCTACCGATAGGTCCTGCGTTTGATCCGGCACCAGTCATGTTACTGCCCTGGTTGCCACTACCGCTGCCACCATTCACCGCAGGGCTAGGCGCCCGACGATTGATTGTTTTGCTGGCTTGACCCGGTTGGCGCCTGGCCTGGCGGTTGCTCCCCTTCACTACTGTCTTCTGGCTCATCTTCCTCTGCTCCTACATGGCTGCCGGCGGCAGCTCTAACGACTAAAAGATGCGAATGTGCATCTTCGACTGATGTTCTAATGCCTAGCTCGTCCCACGTATGTGAGTGACTTTCACCATCTTCATTTGTGACGGTGTCCGTTACGTCCCCGCTTTGAAGGACGTGCGTATGCCCGTCGGTTTCCGCAGTGGTATCCCCGACGCGGTTGCGTCTTTCAGGCGCCGCCCCTGGAAGCCCTTCTTCAGGATCCTCACCTTGGCCGCTGTCCGTGATGTTGACCGACCCACCCGACTCGATATCAAGGAGGTCGATTTCCGTGCGCGGATCAAAACTGTCACTCAAGAGTCCTCTACGTTTTATCTCATCCCAGAACGTTGTCTGACTAATTTCACCGGCCATGCGAGCTCTAAGGAGTATTTCAACATCCTGTAGATCTTCGCTCTCGATTCCGAAGTCTTTAAACACTTCGGTCCTGCCGCCGGAGTCAACGCCCAGGTTCAACCATCTTCCGAACAAGTCTAACATCGCATCCATGGCGTTTTCTAATTCTTTAGCGATTAGCCCAATGATGCTATCCGCTTCTACCTGATCCATGGACCGTGCTGTTGCCGTCACGTTACCCTGTGGTCGCTTCGTCAACATCTCCATTCCTAAGAGGACGATTCTTTCTTCTAGATCCTTGAGGTCTTTTGCTCCCGCCTCAATGCCCTTGCCCGTATGTTCCACGTAACTCAACGTCGCGCCCTTCGGGGCTCTCGCGAAGGTATTAGAACCGATTTCTATCGTGATTTGACTGTCGTCATCGCCAAAACCAGTCGCGAACAGTATGGGAATCCGCGCGATGTGTAGAATGTTACGTTGATCACTGTCACTCTGCCAATGCGCCACGTTCAGGTACGCGATGTCCAGCAAGAGTGGCTCACCTTGCATGAATCCTTTCTTATTAGTGTAGAAAGTTACTAACGGTATGACAGGCATGGTCGTCGGTTTCACTTCAATTAGGACGTATTCATCCTTATCATCACCGACGTTCTCTTTCGTCTGTCTCTCGTAGACCCTCTGCAGGAAAGGCTCCACCACCCGAATTCTTTCAACCATGATTTGGGAGAACTCATCATCCGGATCCTGCACTTTCACGAACTCTTGTATTCTGATCTGAGTCAGGACCTTACTGTTGTTGACGAGCTCACTTTTCCAACCTATCAAGTCCGCGGCCCTGACGTGTCGCGCGTATGGCCGCACTCCGAGCCTCTGTTCTTGCGCCAATGTCAGGCTTCCGTCTGGGAACTCACCGTCTACGCTCTGAGTATCGCTGAAATCAACGAGAATGTGGGTCACCCCGTCGTCAACCGCGGAATCTAATACGTTTCTCGCAAATACGTTGAGATTGGTGCCCTGGTTATCGATGTTCGGCTCAAACTTGCGTATCTCTGGCGGGACGTCTTCTAAAAGTTTCACCCCTTTCTTCAAAGGCTTGCCCACCAGCTTATCAGCTGTCTTCTTGTAAAGGTTTGTCAGGACTGATCTCAGCGCACGGTTCTTGTATGCCTCTTCACTCTCAGCGGGCTCCTGGGGCAGGTACGTCCGCCCGGCGCCGCGCATCGCTGGCGTGCCACCACGGAGGCTGGCTGTTAAATGCCAAAACAACGACATCACATTGTATTCGTCGTTCGGTTTCGCTACAGGTGCTTTCTTGTGCGCCACGTCATGCCCTCAATTCGTTGATGCTGAACACTTCCTGCCTGACCGGGAACTCTGCCACGATGTAATATCCGAGAGCGTCGGTCAAGTGGGTCAATTTTGGGTCTGCCTTCTTATCAATCTCGCCGCTTCCGCCTTCCAAGAGTCTCACGCCCTCAAGGTCATGTACCAGGCTGGGGCATTCTGCAGGATCTACCATCAGACGTATCGTATCATCGCCCGTCCTTAATCTCGTATTCATCGAGTTCACTCGTGATCGCTCTGTCGGGTTCTTGCCTGGTACGTGCATCAACACTCGTGTTGCTCCGAAGAATCCATAGAGTTCATTCTTGACGATATCCCAATCATTCTCACCTGGTTGGTCCGACGTGGTACTCCTACCTCCGCCCGTCGCGTCACCATAAATCAAAATTCTTCCTTGGTGCTCGGCCCAATCGTGAATTAGTTTACGGCATACGGCCCGGGTATTGCTATTTCTTGGAATATGGACTTCACCAATCGCTGCCGTGCCCGCGGGTGCCACGTCGATGACACTGTCGCGGAACATCGTCCTGTTGTCTACCTTCAGGCCTTTGATGGGTAGGATGATGCGCGGGTATGCCATTTCCTGACAGATGACTGCCACGCCGGGATCGACGTTGAAGTCGAAACAGATGATCAGGTCCCTATTCGGATTGTAATTCTGTTTCAGGTTTGTGCAGTGGACTTTTTCATCAAACGGGTAATAACACTGACCCGTGAAGTTAATGAACGACGCCTCGTATTCCTGCTGGTAGGTTAGTAGGTCGAGGTCCGCGCGGGCCGCAGCTATCTCCTCCGGCGTCAGGATATCAGAACTGAACCAAGTAAACGCGTCCCACTCACCTCCGTTCTTGACATTCCCTGGTCCCTGAGCGAACCGATATCTCTCGTAATAGTGGTTCCTACCCTCGGGCACTCCGATCAACCAGCACCACCCCATCCGGTCCGCCAATGCTGGCCGTACGTTCTCCATCCACGCCGTCTCTTTCATGTTTCCGTACTCATCTAGAATCCCACCGTCCCAAGGTGTTCCCTCGATCCTCTCCGGCCTGTCCATTCCAATCACGACAATCTTCGCACCGTTTACTGTCCAAATTGTGAGCTCGCTCTCACTCGGGCGCCGCATCATGTATCGCTGACCTACCAGGAGTTTTAGATCATCCCAATAGATTCTCTTCGCTTGATCTCTGACTGGTGCCGCGCAAAAATAAGCTGGACTCGGTCCTGTGGAACTCAAGGCCGCTTTCACGACTTGACGTTTGGCTCTCTCTGTCTTGCCACTACGGCGTCCGGCGGGTACGACTTTGAACCTGGCCTGGCTTCTGCAGAGACGGGATTGCTCCGCATGATACCGCATAGGGGTCCAGCGACTGGTTAATTCTGTTTCGTGGTCAAGTCTTAGTGACATTTTAATACCGTGTGGCTGGCTTTTCCTGATGATACATCTGTCTCGCTCATATCGCTAGTTCATTTGGGGATTATGTAACGAAGTGGTTGTATGGCTGAGTGATTGTGTTACTATTAAAACTGAAGATAAGGAGAAAGGAAGATGCGATACGATGTTACTGCCATTGGCCTAAGTGGCCGGATGAGGTTCGGGAAGAACATGGCGATGGAGGCGGCGTCCGCCAAAGCCGATGCCCTGGTTTTGGGCGGGTTCCAATCAGTCAAGATTGTCGATCATGATCCTAAGAGGCCACCGGACAAAGCATCACTCAGGTTTTAATACCGTCTGGTGGTCAATACTGATCGCTGAGTACTGTCTCCGCGATCTTGGGTACATTAAATGAAATTCGTGGTGGTGGGGTGGTGGGGCTTATGTAATAACGTTATGTAATCTTAACATAATGTCTTTACATAATACGAGATTACATAACGTCTTAACATAATCTCTCTATGATCTGTCTCTCTATCTGATAGATGATCATGACTATCTATGATCTACATTATGTTAAGAGATAGAGAGATAGAGAGGATGGTATTATGTAACTACGTTATGTTAAATAAGAGAGATAGAGAGGCTCGTATTATGTAATAACGTTATGTTAAGAGCCGTAGATAAAAAAAGACAGTACTGTATGTCTATACAGTACTGCCTAAGCACACACACACTAGGTTAATCCTGTATCAGTACATGTACCTCGTGGTTAAACGTCACCACGTAGTGCAGTATACCAAGGTCTGTACGCTGTGCATCACGTTGCCTGTCTTTAAGGTGTACTGCTGTACGCTGATCCGCATTGTCTTCTGTGCTAGTGCACTGCATAGACAGCTGGGTACCATCATCATACACGGTGGTGATAGAGTGGTTATGCACTGGGCACCTCCTGTATCGTGTACTGCTTATCGGCAGTGCCGACTATGACAATCCACGCTTGAGCACTGGCCAGGGTGGCGTGCGTAGTAGCTACACGCCCCTGGCTATCTAGTACCTGGTACATTATCCGTCCTCCGCAATAATGTCGTCCGGGTCAAACTGGTCCACCATCTCTTGGCACAGTAAAAGCAACTGCACAGCGTACTGGTGCTCACTTTCACTGAGTGCGCCCAGCTGGTCACGGAGGTCGTCCACTTCGCATCCCAACTTATCGACCAGGTCTACATCATCCGCTGCGTGGGCTGCCTCCAGCTCTTTGGTTTTGGCCTTCATTTGACATTGGATGCTGTAGCTGTTGCCCAGCTCGTCCAGCGCCTCTTGACAATCCACGAGGTCCCTGTACGTATTTTCAAACCGGCAGTAGCTCATGTTACTCATGATTGAGCCTCCCTAGATGATTTAATTCCGTCCATTGCCTTTGCTAGTGCAAGGAGGTCCTCTTCGGCGGCGGCTTGAGCTTCCAGGCCAGCGTCTGGGTTGCGCAACACTGCGATGTAAATCCGTGTTGCCGCTTCCCACGTTGGGGTGCAGTCGATTGTCTCTACCACAGTGCTCATAAGTCACCCCACGAATCAATCCACGTCCAAAAGTGGTAATCTTCAATGCTGTAATATTCCATTTCAATTTTCCTTTCTGTGTGTGTAAGTCCAACGTGGTGCACTGCTAGTGCAATGCACCACCCAAGCCTTACTCAAAAATTACTGCGTATACGAAAAACAGTGCGAATGAAAATGCGATGATGACCATTTTACACTTCCTCCAAAATTACTTTTTCAACGTAGACGATTTCTTCGGTTACTGTTACGCTTTCGCCGACGAGAGTAATTGTTTCGATTTTTAAAGTTTCCATGTTCCTTTCCTTTGTGTGTGTTTGCTAACTGTTCAATCACATTATAGCTGAATGAGTGAACCATACTGTGCCCTAGGGCACAGATTAGCTATTCCACCGCAACCATATTTCCAGCGCGGAAAGGTTGGGAAAATTCATTTCGTCCGCTCCAGCAGTGCTAGTGCGTAGCGCAAGCCATCCTGCTCCCGTTCGTTAGCGCAAGCCTCGGTCAGTTCACCGTTCTCGTTCCAGCTGTTACTTTCGTTGGCTTGCTGTACCCACTCAATGCGGGCTTCCTCCAATGCAGCAATGCGCCATTTAATTTTGGCCACCACCTCGTCCTGTCTTTCCAAATATCCGTTTCTCATTATCCTCCACTCCTGCTGCCGAGGGCTGGTGTGTGGCAGCGAATATTGCCATACTCCAAACGTGCGGCTTGGACGTCAACAAACGGGCCGTCCCAGCGTTGCTGCAAACCTGTTCCGTCAGAACTGAGGGCTGGCGTGCAAACGTAAAAACCATTTCCTTTGAACCAATCCAAGTCCTCGCACATATGCGTGAACGGGCTTATGTGTGTGATGTATTGACTGCTCATTTTCATTTCTCCACTGGGCGCTCGGCGCCTCTAAAATATGTGATGTGCGCTTGCACTAGCGAAACATTGAACAAGCGTACTGTCGGCATGTGGGCGATGACTGTTATTTCCAAACGGTCAATAATGTAGCGGGCGGCTGGTTGCTGCTGTAGCAGTGCAAGTGCGGCAACGTGCTCGCCGGGCGTTTGGAACGTGTACTTGGTTTTGATTAGCATTACGACACCCACAATTTGATGGTGACGATTTTGCCAGTTGACTTGCTGATGACTTTTTGGATAATTAACATTTTGCTTTCCTGTGTGTGCTTACTTGTTAATCACAGTATAGCTGAATGAGTCAGCTATACTGTGTCCTAGGGCACGTTACTCGCAATGTGCGTTTTTGATTTCCCAGCTGACGGCAATGTCCTCTGCGTCGGCAATTGTGCACCAAACGCGGTAGCCCTCTTCAGTAAAGTTAAGCCCCCTCTCCTGCGGGTCTTCGTCGCTGGAAACTTGCACCAGCCCCTTTTTAACAAGTGAGCTGACTACGCCCTTCGCTGCCGACATGCTAATGTCCAAGTGGGGCGCCAGCTCGTCGATCCAAACGTAGCAGTGTACATCGTCAGCGCTTTCCGGCCGCGCACCGTTGACGGGATTCATTTCGTCAAATGCGTAGTGGTTGAGGGCCAACGCTTCAAGTGGTGTTATGTTCATTTCGTTTTCCTTTCTGTGTGTGTGTCCAACGCTGGGCACTGCTAGTGCAATGCCCAGCCCAAGACCTACGAGAACAAATTTTCGACGCGGCGAACTAAATATCCGTTGCGGCCCGGCAGTGCTGTGAACAGTTTGATTTGCCTCTCTTTTCCAGTGCGCACGCCGTCCTTCGTAGCGTACTGGTACATGCTGGCGTGGTAGCCGCCCAGCGAATCTTTGATTACATCCTGCCCGGCGGCGCGCAATGCTTTGATCATTGCTTGGCAATCCGGCTTGCTTGTTACGTAACTGACCATTTTCGGTGATGACATTTTAATTTCCTTTCCTAAGTGTGTAATCACAGTATAGCTGAATGAGTCAGCTATACTGTGTCCTAGGGCACGTTTTTCAATATCCGTTTTCCAGTGCCCAATCTTCAATTTCGTTGCGGACGTAGTCCCTTATGCGTTTCACATCGTATCCGTTGTCGTGTTCGATGAAACCTTCGGCCATGAGCAGTGCAAGTGAGCTGCCGTAATTTTGATCCGGGGTGTAAACAAAACAGCTGGACACTATGTCGTCGCCGTCACCTTCAATCTCCAGCTCTACTTTGAAACCACGTATAACCGTTTCAGCTGATTTGTATGTGTCGTTCATTTCGTTTTCCTTTCCTAAGTGTGTAATCACATTGTATATGATTGAGTGAGACATACTGTGTCCTAGGGCACATTATAGCATATCACTGCAATTGTGAGCAAATTATTACTCATTCCACGCTGACGGCGCGCAAATCTTCCCAATACCAAGGTATAGGTCTACCCGAGAAAATGCGAGAGATCCGTCCAATTATGTTAAGTCAATCTGGGAGTCGTTTCAGGATTATGTTAAATCAAATCATTTTGGCGTTATGTTAAAAACCGCTTGTAGTGAGTTGGAATTGTGTTACTATGCATATTCACACTACACGAAAGGAATATTTAAAATGGAATTGTCACTTACGGAATTAGTAGTCGAAGAATACTCCGCCGACGTCGGTGGGTGTTTGCCGGACCTTTTTGAAAATGTTGAATATGCGGAGCAGCATAGTGCAACGTTGGAATTGGCCATGCAGTTAATTTACGACGGCGAAGTGATTCGACGCAACAGCAAAATAAGCAATTACGAAATTGGCGCAGCGGCACAAATTATCGCGACACGTTTTGTTAAGTAAACGGGCCGCGCTGGCCGGGTTGCTGATCACACTTTACATAATGTCGTTCCTCTAAAAGGTTCGTCATTATGTAAAACCTAAGCCGGGTACGGAGGAGGGAGGGTGCGCCACCATTCTCTATCTGATCATGATCGAAGAGAGTCTGGGACTCGTTTCAGGATTATGTTAAGACATTATGTTAAATGACTCATTGATTAAACATAATGATCTCTCAGACTTCTGGGATTATGTTAAGACATTATGTTAAGAGTCCTTCTGGCTCTCGTTTGAGGATTATGTTAAATCAAAAGTTATCCACAGTTGTGCATAAGTTATCCACAGGCCCTCTCTCGTTGAGACATTATGTTAAATCGTGAGACATCATGATGATGAGACTGAGTCTGATTCTCTCTCAATCGGATTATGTTAAGACATTATGTTAAGTCGGATTATGTTAAGACATTATGTAATCCCAATGACTCTCTCTCAACGAGAATATGAAAGAGAACGCGGAGCGGTTTTTGTAGAAAGAGAACGCGGAGCGTATTTTTCACGAACGTGGGAAAGAGAACGCGGAGCGCTTTTTCTCTCAAATTGATGAACGAGATTATGTTAAGACGTTATGTTAAATCACTAGGGAGTTCAGGCGTATTATGTAATCTAACATAATGCGAGGCTATTGAAGAGTGACGTCAGCGGGACGTTCTATCCCGTCTACAGCATCCATCTTCTTGATCGCGTCGCGTATTTCGGCGGCAGTTTGATCAGGAGGTAGGAAGCCTTGCTCAGCTTTCAACAGATTGTGAATCTCCGCCAATCGGTCATTCGCTTTCAAGACATCGTGCAACTCAACAGTGATGTTCTGACCGTACTGGTTTCTCGTAGCAGTGATCTTCTTGAGCCTGAGTTGTTGATCTTTTGTCAGGAGAGTCAGGTCCACCAACGTCAATTCTCCCTCCTGATCCATTTTGAAATAGTCAGCCAAATTGGCCTGAGCCATATTGGCCCATCTCGCGATTATTGTCTCAGAATTTTCGCCCTCTTTTTGTAGACAGGCACGGAGCTCGTCATGTATGGCCTGACGAACCAGCGTTTGCTGAAGCAGACGGCCTGTCGCTGACGGATCAGTGTAACCCGCATCAACAGCAGCCTTGGCGCCGTTTCCGTTATTCCTTACGAAGTTAGAAACAAACCTCTTCTTCTTTAGGGTCCACCTAAAGCCCGGCTCCTGCGGATCGGAGACAGATAACAGTTCTTCTTGAGCTTCCATCGCTAGTGATTCCCTCAGCTAGATAAGCAGGAAACCAACGATAACACACCCTGACCCAAATCCAAAACGATCCACCAAGAGACAGAACTTAGGCCCTATACACGTAACGACTCAAATTCAAAAAAATAAAAAGTGAACTTCACATGCGCGCGGCACCAGAACAAGAATCCCTGTTACTCACAAATCATCTACCACTAGGCTCTACCACATTACCATACCTACAACATAACTGATAATTCCAAGCTGAGTTACACCAAGATAATCAGTTATATAGGTACCTTAGGCTAAAGTAAATTATTGCTAGGCTCTATCGTGTGTTGATTTATATAGGAACTAGTCCCATAGGGTATAAAACCAGGATATTCCCTAAAATAAAAAAAGTCATTTCAGTTTGTTATGCGTACATCACCCTAAGCTCGCAAATCACCTTTCTCTAGGCCCTGCGATCCGTTTTCAATTCGTCACGTTGTTCTTGCATATCCTCACGACGAGCTTCTTCTTTCTCTTTCTCTGTACGATTGTCTTCACGATCCAAAGCATCCGGTCCAAGTGATTTCAAAAATTTGTTTAGATTGCTCATTTCGTTTTCCTTTTCCTTTCTACAAGCTCATAGTATAGCAGTCTGAATCAATCAAAGTGTGTCCTAGGGCACATTACGGCAAGTCCGCTGGATGAACAACGCCAGCCGCCCTCCCATCGTAATAGTCCTCGTCTGCCACAGCCGTAACCATCGTCACAGTCGTGCACGGATATTCAGGATGCACCGTGTCGTTCTTGATGATAGTCCGAGCACTCCCAGTCCGCGCCAGCTTATTGAGCAAGGTCAGCAGATTCCTCCTTGACAAATAAATATGATTCATTAGTCGTCCTTCCCTATGTCACCGACCGATATATTCAAAGTGAAGTCAGTCAGCTGAAACTCCTGCCCCTTCGCCAATTGCACCTTATCCATTTTGAAAAGTACCTTGCCCTTCCGGCGAGCGACAACGTGTAGCGTAACAGCCTTGCTCGGAGTGATCGCCAAAACGTCGGGACCCTGCTCATTCGCGAACGCGACAATCTCCCGCACATACTCTTTCGTTGGATTCATTTTAAACGTCATTCCTTTCTCCTTTTAATAACGCGTTACGTTTTCGGCAACGTACCCGCCACCAAATACCTGAGAGCAATGCCAGAGCCGTGTTGATGACAGTAATCCTTGCCGTCTATATTGACGATGGCACTCTTCGCGCACATATTGTCCCCGTGTTGATCACGCCAATAGGTCGTTGTTCTCTTAGCTGAGCACGGTGGCAACCGTACCTTGACCTTGGGCTTCTGCTGTTCTGGGTCTATCCATTTTGCTTTCATTTCACCACCATCCTATCTACTTTCTTGCGTAAACCATTGGCCAGCGCCTGCGATTTCATTGCGTCAAGCGCCGCGTAAACCTTCGCCTTGCCATGTAAACATACGAGCAACATGACCCTAGGCCATTTCTTCTCCACATCCATTTCCAAATCAGTCTTCTTCATGCACCTTCCACAAATTCTGGCTTGAGTCGGTAACAAGTCACTGTTTCGTTGTCACCAAAAAACTCAGTGCAATTGCACCCCTCACCACATGGCGTAGTCTTTTCTTCCGCAATTAGGATACCATGCTTCTCGCCAAACTCCTGCATTTCAAAACCGTCCCTGCCTTCACCCCACGGCTCAGGCCAGTAGGCATACCACGCAGCGATGACACCACGCAGGCGCACTATTTCCTTTTTCTGTAGCGTATGTTCGTGCGCCAGTTCATCCCATGTCATCGGTCCATCACACATTATGATTCCTCCTGCTTTAGTGCTTTGCTATTCACGGCACCAGCCTTCCTCATATGCCTCTTTCGGGTTTGGCATATCCTCATATAACTCAATCCATTCCTGCTTATATAGGCAATTTCCGACCCACACACGGTGATACCACCAACCAATTAAGCAAACCCGCAACTTGAATATCCGCCACATTATGATTCCTCCCGCTTTAGTGCCTCAATGATTTTGCATTTGGCCTCTACCTGATCGGACATAAACTGAAATCGCTGCTCCGCATCTGCAAGATCACCACGCAGGCGCTCTATTTCCTCAAGTGAGTCCAGAATCAGTTGGCGGGCAGCATACGCCATTGCCCTGTCGCCAGACTCCATACCCATAGCATCATCCTCCGTGGCTTTGAGCCAGTTAATGATGCCCTCATTCTGTAATTTACTCATGATTCCTCCTGCAAAGCATCCACAGCCTCTTTCAATGGCACTTGACTCCACTGTTCGCCCTTGACGATCTTGTGGGCAGCGTCATACACGGCCTTATAGAGTTCGACCTCACCACGCAGGCATAGGATTTCCTGTTGCTGGCGCTCATGTTTACAGTGAGGACAGGGGTTCTGCTCATATGTAGCGTGAATACCGCAATCTTTATGAGCTATATATTTATCACTCATGATTCCTCCTGCAGTGCCGCTACCTCTGCGCACTTATAGCAATCCACGCTGTTGTGGTTGGCTAACTCGTAGGTTCTATCCAGCAAACCACGCAGGCGCTTGTTCTCGTCAAGCCATAACCCCCCATCGTCTTGACTGGCAAGAATTGCTGATGAGTCAATCCCGCCACGCTCAAGCACTTGACACAACAAGTCCCGCTCACCACGCAGGCGCTTGTTCTGGGTTTTCAAATCATTTGCCATAGCCTGCCACCTGTCCCGGTCAGCCCTCATAAATTCTTTACTCATGATTCCTCCTGCTTTAGTGCTAACCATGTGTCATAGCCAGCTTCCGTATCATTTCCCGGTTGATTCCACCACCACCTAAAAAAGTCAACGCAATCATCCTTCCTTGCACCACGCAGGCGCTCTATTTCCTTCAGCAACAATTCAATCGTCGCAGCCGCCTCGCCAGCCATCTGTTCCTCCGCCGCCGCGTAATATCCCTGGCCGCTCCACTCTTTCAGTTCCGTCAGTTGTTCATCGATCGTCTTCATGATCCGTCCATCCAAGAATCATCCAGTTCTTTTATGTCAGCCATCGGGGCAGGGCCATTTGGCGGGATCCACAGATTGCCTGCTGTCTGGCTGTCTCCGACGCACCCTACCCACGTACCATCCACAATCACCGAATGCGACTCTACGCATCTCTCTGCGTATCGCTCTGGTTTTACATAACCTGGAGCAAACCCGATGCCCACAACCACGATAATTGTGACGGCGATCCAAAATCCTGCCGCCGTTCCGGAGAGTTTCATACCTCACCTCGCATACACTTCCGGTAATTGTGCTTGACCCTGAATGTGAGCCGTTTATACCACTTCTTGGATCGCTTGTCGCAGTAGACGCCGCGGTCGGCAACCTCAACGATAACCGTCGTGGCGTTACCGACCTGGGCCATGCACCTTTCCGCGTCGCCAAACGTCGCAATGGAGCCGGCCAAACCGCAGATGATCCGTTTTGAAACCTCAGGCATACCAGCCTCGGATGCTAATCGCGCAGCCTCTCTTTTCTCGCAGTCAGTGTCGCGGATCGACTCTTGATTGACGCCAAACAAGCCGACGCGCCAGTTAGCAGAGTCCTGTTCGTAACAGTCGTCGCTGGCGTGGATGCCGCTCTCGACCACCGCACCTGGAAATCTAAACTCCGACACAGCGTTTTCAATCGTCATCCAAGCCAAGCCACCGATAAACAACAGTGTCAAGACTCCGAACGTTCCCATTCCTTTCCTTTCAGTAGACATCTTCCTTTCTCCTTTAAGTACAACCTGATCCTTTCCTTACTGGATGTGCAGCACCGGTGGCTTCGGCACAAATCCCAATTGGCCCGGCGCTACAGTAAAATTGACCTCATTAGAGTCTCCAGAAATCGTCATGTGCGCGAGCGACTCCACAGTCGATACGCAGTAATACATCCCTGGAAGACCTGCGACGACGAAGTCCATGTCTTCTATAGACGGCGCCACCTGCATCTCAAATATCTTGCTCGCTGGATACGGACCGCCCTCTATCATCCCACAGTACAACCTGAAGTTAATCAGGTCGCCTCCTGGGATCAATGAGCCGTTCTCGTACTCAGTCGGAGCATCCCAGAACCAAGTCTTGATTGGATCTGCCTGAATCGTTAGAGACCCTAGCAGCACCGCCGTAACCACAAATTTCACCGCTCTATGTTTCATGATCGCCCTCGTATTCCCAGGTTCCATCTGGATAAATGATCCAGATCCGTTTTCCTTTGGACCTAGCGTAGCGACAAGTCGCCCAAGTACCACTTCGTATAAGTTCGGCCGGACTGTTAGGAACGACAATCAGACCATCTGTCATATCAACGATAACATGGTTGCGTTCAATGTAGGGCAAGACCTTGAAATAGACATCGCTGGGCACGTAGGCCCTCGATGTACCGATGTTGGGTGGATGCGACACGATGCGCACCTTATGGCGGCGAGCCATTTTGGCAACGACCTCATCAACACCGCGGCAGTCACCGTGGTGCAACTCGTCGGCACGACAGTCAGTGAACCAAGCCTCCAACGCCGCCAGCTGTGCCGTAGATGCGCCGCGACGTGTTCCTGTTATGCCAATCTTCATTGGGCAGCCCTCCGCGCGGCAATCCGTCCACGGGCTTGCTCCATCCGCGCGCGACGTTTGGCACGATACTCTGGCGTCGTCGTCGCGTAATACTTCGCCTTGTTGAAAGCGTTGGTGGCGCGACGAACAATCTCGCGATAGACGCGCACCAGTGCCGGCGGGTTCTCACAACGATGACAAACCCACAAGACAGGCGTTGCCATGCCCATGGCGTCGTTGCAGTAGAACTCCGTTCCCATTTGGCGGGAATTGCAACGATCACAATGTGCCGTGTGGTCGTTGTTGAAATCTGCTGGATTGTCGTTCATGACAGTAACGCCTCTATTCGATTCAAAATCTCTGCAGACAAAGGTATATCAAAGTCGGCGACGATGATTTCATCCTCATATGCAACAGTGTCGTCAGCGTTCATCGGCGCACAAACGAGAGCTTCTCGCTCATCGTAGTAGTAGGCGCCACATTCGTACTCGACGAACGACATTTTGTTTAACTTTCGTAATTCCATTTTAGCAGCCATAAGAAGCCACCTCACTTTTCAATTCTGCGTGAGTGAATGTCAAGTAATAGCTAGTCCACTCCGCGACAGTTTCGCCGTGCAACGTGTTCTTTCCTTTGCGGAACGAAATACGTGCCAAGAAATATGCCATGTCTAATTTGTCCATTTTATCTCTTCCTTTCTGTGTGTGTTAACTTCATATATAATAGTAACAGCCTCACTCATCGTTACAATGGTTTCTTAACATAACTTGAAAATCATTTCATTAAGGATTCCAACCACGACACGTATGCTGGATCAGGATCCACGCGGCCACGTTCCATGTCACCCAAACGGTGGGTGGCAATGCCGCATTGCACAGCCGCCTCAGCCAATTTGAATTGATACCTGCGCCGCACTAACGACAAATAGATGTAGTCGGGAAGATCATCGTCATCACGAAATCTCTTTATCAATCTCGGATTCACAGGGATCTCTCCTTTCTCCATTTTGGAGATTGCCGTCTGGTGGAATCCTGCAGACGCCGCGACCGCTTGTTGGTTCTCGTCTCCAGTACGGCGCGCCGCAAACAGACGTTCAGCGTCAGTCAGTGATATTTGAATCATCTTCTTCACGAATCTGTTCCTCAATTTTGTCCCACCTACCCCGCGTATCCTTTGGCAAGTGATCGCCGTCGGGTGGTGTGTTTAGTTGGGTCCATTGTACTATTAAATCCTTCTCCGTTGTAGTGAACTCATCTTTGTAGTCGTAAGACATCATGCCGTGCCACAGCGTCCCGTCGTCGCAAACGGCGATGACGTGTTGTTTGCCCACGTCCGCATTGTGCTCACCGATTGACAGATGGTCTTTGCATCGGATAATTTGAACGACGCCTCTCATTTCTGGATCGCATGTAATGTTTGATAATAGAACCGATGGAGAAATCCGATGTCAGTTGACACCGCGCCCCACCGCTGCGCCATCATCCAGTACCACAACATCCGCCCCGACCTGCCGTTGCAGTCCATAAACGGATGAATCGTTTCGTAGGTGATGTGAGCATGAAAAGGATGAATCGTTTTATTTTCAATTTCAGTCAATAATTCAGTCAACACAAGTAGGAGCTCAGGGCCGCCGCCTATCGGGTGATGTGATCCGACACGACAATCGTCGCCTGGCCTACTGCGGAGTTTTGCCCCAGGCTGGTAGACGCCGACAAACCTTTCTAACTCCTCTATCGTAATCACGTCTAGCCTTATGAATCGTTTGAACTCTTCAATCTCAGCCTTTCTAGGTGGGCGATTGATCCCTTCAATGCGATTCGATTCTATTATCTTTTCTTCAATGTTCATATCTCATTCACCTCAATCGTGATCGTCTTCAATCGTTTCACTTGTATTTCTCTGTTCCTGCGGGCGGGGTCGGGGACCAACGTCCAGTCATGTGTCGTCGTTATCTTCTCCACACACAGACCCGTCTTGTCCTCAAACTCATCGATCTGATCGAAGACGTCACGCTTCAGCTTTTCAAGTCGTTGATGACTCATCTACTCTGAGCCCCGATCACAAGTGCCCGAGCGAACTGACTGTAATCTAATTTCCCTCTCCAGTAGGCATAGCAGTAAACGTTCCCTACCATCTGTTCTTTGGTTAACTCGCCAACGTGCTGCGCACCAATGTGGTCATACAGCACGAAGTCGCTGCCTATTTGGATGAAGAGCCAAGTATTGCCCATGGCCTTGCCTTTCTTCGTCAAGAATTCTTTCTGGTCAATCGAGTAATGAGGAATCTTGACGGTTGTCGTACGCCGTGCAGGCCAGTCACTGACATGCTTCAACTCCATCCAACCTCCAGCGCCGTTTTGGCAGAACGATACGTCGGCGATACCCCGCTGTAGTTTGTCTTCATGGCGCGTCGCCTCCGCCCAATACTTGCCTACCATATTGGTACGGAGACGATTCCAGAGGTTGGATTCACTCATTTGAATGCCTTACATGCCTCTTCTTTCCGTTCGCATCGTTCGTCAGCTTCTTCCGTCGTCCAACTGTCTGGTACACGTTTGACGCTGAACCCGTCGTCCAGGCAAGCCTCTACAGAACCGAACGCCTCGATGATGTGCGGCCGATTGCAGAATAGCTTCCGCGCCTGGGTCATCATGCCTAAACCACTGGCGAGTCGTATCTCTTCACGCATCACGCAGGCGGGATCTATCTTGCCTTTACCCAGGGATCCACCAAAGCCTGCCACCGATATCCCACCAGAGACTCCTGTGTAACACGTCACCGTTGGGTACACCGACGGTGGCGCAATGGACGGCGTATTCCTGACGGTGATGTCGTCCGGCGACGTAAACGTCACGCTCTGCGCATTGGCCTGACTCAAGTCAGTGACCTGTGATTGCGATTGGTCTTGCTGCTGATCCTGCTCTTGCCGTTGGTGCTGATCCTGTTCGACGTCAACAACCACCTCTGGGTTCTTCTTTGGCGTAGTCGCGAACGCAGGTATCGCAAATATCAAGAATATCACGATCAATATAATGTATCCCCAAAATCCTTCCTGTTCTTCTTCTTCGGTCCTCATTTCCATCTCCATTTTGTTAGTAATCTCCCCGCACATACACCGTTCTTGATCAAGATAACGGGGCATCACTCGGAACCTCTTCTTCCGCGTACTCTTTCCCCTTCGCTTCAAATAAACCTTCAAAGATGTTCTCGACTAATTGACGAGCCTCATCACGAGAGGATCTCAATCCCTCAAAATATGTCCAGGCCTTTTCAGGTCCCTCAAACTCGACGTTGAAAGCCAGCCGCAATGTCGGGTCTTGGCTCAAGTGCACGACGTAGTATCCCATCGCCTCCTCGTGCCAGACGTAGCAGAGTATCTGTCGATCGTCAGCCACCCACGCGGTGGCGAACTGTGCTTCCTTATCTCTTTTCTTCATATCAACTTCATCCTTTTTAATCTCTTTTGCAACAGGGATCCTTTCGCTATCGAAAAGTCTTCCTTAAATTCTAGAAAGAACAGCATGGCCTTCTTCTGTGTCGGGAACTTCTTGCCGCGGCCATTCTCTTGTTTAGCTTCTGGCCAGACACGACGCGTCCCTCTATTTATTCTTCCATGTCTAGTGTTGACAATCTCATCTGTAATCGTGAATTCGTATAACGTCCACGAGTCATCAGCTAACCGCTTAGGTCTAACATCAACACTGATCACTGTCATTGTCCAACATCCTCTCTATCTTTCCGGCGCCAAGGGTCAGCAGACATGCTTCGGCCGCCCTGCCAATTTCTAAGTTCTTCGGGAACGGCACGCCATGGGCCTCCTGCCACAAGTAGATAACCTCGTCACGAGTGAGTTCAAGCATGCCATCCTCTCTTTTCATCCCATCCTTGCTGCGATTGCGAACAGCCCCGCCGCCATTAAGCAGGTGTCGGATTGTTTGCCGTCAGTTCCAAAACTTGCAAAGAAAAACAGTGTAGCAATGCCCCACAATACGTATGTCATAAAGGTTCTCCGTTTATTTGCTCACCCAACGACAAAACCTTCGTCAGGTAGATTATTTTCTGCTCGAACGTCTCATCTTTGACGCCATCGAACAGGTGAGTATATTCTTCGTAGAGTGCAGCCGCGACCCATTTGGTACCTTGTTCAAAAGTCGCCAATGCGATGTATATCTTTCCGTCGTCGGCACGGCCCAGCATATTCCGACCGAGCGTGTTAAGGACGATAATCGGGTAGGCGTGCATATCGCACCTCAGGATATCGTTTACGAATGTCTTGGCCTTGGTTAACTGCGTCTCTTGGACATCATTAAGTTTGACCGAGTCTGTCGGTAGCACTGATTTCATGACGTGCTCTTTATGTAAACTGATAGCTGAACCGTTCATCTCCTGATCGAACAACTCTTCACGCAACTCGCCTGCCGCCTCCAGGAAGGTCTTCCCTGGCGCGTGGATACCGGTGCGGTAATCGATCTCGTACTCATAGAACCCGCGCGGCGCACACAACACTTCACGAATGAACTCCTTGTTGTTGTTTTTCAGGATCAATTCTATAATTGGGTAGTCCGCGTGGTGTCGATACTTCAATGTCCGGTCTTCAGTCAGTTCAACGTCACCTGTCAAATTATATGTCATCAATGACTCAACCATGACAAGTTCATGTACACGAATGTTCTTGTAGAAGATGCCGTTTGATTTGCCTTCGTGTGCGGTCACCCGGTCACCGGTCTCGAGTAATTTCTTGTCAAGGATAATGGAATGGCGATCTTTGAATGCGTTCTCAAACGCCATACCTTTGACCGTAACCAATGTGGCGCCTTCCTTGGGCAGCGGCCTGCTCAGGTTACTCTCACGTGGTTTTCCGCCCTCATCAGTACAGTTACAGTGCAATTCACGGTAGGCCATCCACATTTCCCAGTTCTTTCCGAGCTCTGTGCTGAAGCCTAATTCCTCACCATTCATGCGAACGATGTGGAAAGGCTTGCCGCGTATCTCAGTTGGCATAGTATCAAACACGTATTCAGTCATGCCAGACCAGATGGTTATCGTGCAGCCGGCTCGCAAGATAACTGCGATCGCATACTTCAGGCCCGTGCCAAAATAGCCGATGGCTTCGTCGTTGTCTTTGACGTTGACGCCAAATGTCTTTATCGCGCGAACGTCAATCTCTTCATTGTTCTCAAATATTATCATGTCGCACAGGGCTCCATTTCAGTTTCAATGCAATCCCAGGACTCTTCTTCGTACCAGGAGTCGGTGTCAACGACGCCTTGGTCGTAGGCCCAGGACATCAATAGCAGTACCACAACAACCCCAAGGAACACGATTGTCATGTCCCTAAGCGAGAAGAGTGGTCTCACGATTGTACCAGCGCGATGGCTTCCTGCACCACGGCCCAGTCGTTCCAAGCGAGGACCATGCCTATGCACAGCCAGATGGTCGCGTTCCTGAATCGAATCATCATGAGTCCATCGCCTCCCGGAAAGTCATCTCCTGTTTACGAACAAGACCCGCCAACGCCAGCCCTGCCCGCCTACCGTGGAGTCTTTTTATCGCATCCAATTGTTGGAACGATAGATAAGGCGACTGCTCGTTTACCTTCCGCCGTGCGGATCTGTTCTGCCTTGCATTGAACCGGTGCATCGCACGAGCCCGCCCGCGCTCTTTCCCGTTGCAATACTTCTTCGTGGGCGACACCTTGGCACCGTCGTACGAAATCGTTTCGTTCTTTAACGCTTTGGAAGGGGCGACATTCTTGTCTTTCCCTGCCCACTGTTTTAGTTTGTCCCAAATTCCCATCATTATCCTCCTGCCATCCTGGCAATTTCTTCAAGGCAATCTTCAGCCTCCGCAAGTTTAGTACGAACTCCTTCACAATCGTCATCAGGTTCGATTTCCCTTTTCAGTTGTTCAGCGATGCCGGCGTCCAGGCCCTCAATTTCGCCCAGTGATCCATAATGCAGAAGCTCGTCAACACTCAATACCTTGTAGTCCAGGCTCATGGTTGCGGCACCAACAGTTTCTTGCGCTGGCAGAACTCACTCATTATGCTGTTCGCCTCGTTGTAAGAGATATTGAGTTCGTCGGCTACATGAGTCGCTAGATATGACCGTGTATGAGTATCATTACTCAATAAGTTCCTCACGACTCTCCACGCTCGACCGCATTTTGAGCTACGATTAAAAGGTTGTTTAACAGCACCTGGTTGAGTAACCAAAAACGTAGCACCTGAAATGACAGGGGAATTACCACCCCGACCTGTAGTCCTACTGGGCCTCGGTTTCGCTCTACGTGCCACGCCGTCGCTTTGAATAAAATACTTGATGGGATGTCCATCTGGTCCCAATTCAGCGAATGCCCGGAGGCTCGTGTACTGACGAATCTTCTGCATAGCAGATTTTGGGACGGCTCTAACGAGCAACTTCTCTTCCATTTCGTTCTCCTTACTTTCTAGTGGGTGGGCCGGATTTCCGACACCTTCTGTTCTGGTCCTTCGAGCGTAATGTGTTGCACCATTGGAACCCAACTCCGCCCGCGCCTCTCCAGCAGGGTCCTAATCGCGACCTTGCACCCGAGGTGGGTGACGGTGTTCGGCGGTGCGTCATGACGTACAAGTATGCTCATATTTAACACTGTTTACACTATTAGAATTGAACTTGCAAACGTTGCGAGCAGCCTTTTCTATGCCGGCCATGTCAAGGATAGACAGCCCTTGGGCTTTCTCCTTAATCACAGTAATCTCGAAACGACGAAACATGTGATGCCCCGATCCGATGTACACTTCGCGCCCACCAAAGCCATAGACAGTACAGCCGTTCCTGGTCATTGAGCCAGGTCGCATCTTGATAAGGTAATGCAGTGCGGCGGCAGCCTCGGCGCGGCTCATATCGTTCTCCGCTCGCAGTTGCGACGGATCGATTTGCGCATCAGGTCAATGGATCGGTAGAACCGACGACCGACGTCAAAGTTTGACACCGGGACCTTACCGCGAACGATTTCAAGGTCGTGAAGTTTGACCAGGCTCGCATCGGGGTCCTCGCTGACTCGAATGATATAGTCAATGAACGACTCACCGTAGTGGCGTTTCAATCGCTTCACACCGTTAACGACATCACCGGCGACACCCATTTCCAAAAGATCAATGGCTGTGACAGTGGTGTCTTTCAGGACACCCGACAGGTAGGCGATTGCCACGTGCCGTGTACTGGCCCGCTTGTCGTCCGCTACCTTGCGAGCCAACTCACAGGCGTGGTAGAAACCGTCCACGCCAGCGCGGCCATATGCCCGGTAGGCGATGTCCGCTGCCTTATTTGCTACGTTCGTCATTTCCTTTCTCCTTGATCCTCGCTTCGTACACGAGTGACAATTCCTCTCTCAGCGCACCAATATATCGTATAAGAGTGTCCTTGGTGCGCTCCTTCAATGCCTTCTCCGTTACCATGATGCGCTCCAATATCCGAGCCCAAAGATTAAACCGATGCCGATTGCCCAAGGCAACGAAATCTTGAACACTCTCCACGCCACGATCAAGTAGTACCGCGTGGCGAATGACAATTGTGATTGACGTTTCATCCTACCACCTTGTAGTCTTCGCCGGGGTGGACGACGTCTTCCTTCGTTCCAGTGAGCGTTTCATACTCGATTATGAACTGAGTAGATAAATACGCTGACACCCGCGCCTCAACTTTCGATCCGTCGAGGTAGGTGTACTCAATCTTCGCTCCAAGCTCTGGAGCACCTCGTGGACGCGGGACTTCAAAGTAGCCATTCCCTTTCTCTGGATAATGTTCCATGACATGTTGTGCGTGACAACGGCCCGTGATAGTGCCGACAATACCGGCGGCCCTTTCAGCCTCTTCCTTGTTCGGCTTCACGTTCGTGTTGCGACCGTCCTTCCAAATATTCCAAGGCAGGTTCGGTAACCCGTCTGGATTGGAACGCGGTGCTGGCTTGATTTCAATCATTTCATTTTCCTTTCTATGTGCGTTAACTTCATATTTAATAGTAACAACCTGACTCACCGTTACAAGCGGTTCTTAACTTAATGCGGAAATGAGTTTCACATGAGTTCTTGGGAGTTCTTTGATGAAAGCGTTCCTGTCCGCGAACAGCCCGCCCGCCTCCAACTCAGAGTCAGGATCGAAGAGCCACCTCATGCCGTTGCGGTAGTACTCTCCCATGATGCTGTAGTTGGCCAGACATATGGTTGGATCGAAAGCGAACGAGAATGCGTCATCGCTTATGACTGCCATCCCCGTGATCTGGTCCTTGCTGATGGGTCCCAAGTGAGCGGCGTTGCCGAGCCCCGCGAGACTGTCTATCGCATACTCGCCATATTGATCGAGCGCGTCACGATATGCCCACGTCCTGGCGAGCATATCCCTTGGAAGATCGTCTGGTTTCCGGCTCACCTGCTCTAACCAATCCTCGTCCGGTAGCAGGTCGTCCAGGTCAACGTCAACCTCTACTATGAGCATGGCGCTCTCTTTTGCGGCCTCTGCTGCGTAGAAGAATCCGTAGGCATTGGTAAGGTACACGACGTCCTCGCGGCTCGGGCACTTCTCCCAATTAGACGGGCGCGTCAGACGTGGTTGGATGCCCTGATCCAGAATCGATTCCAGGTACAGGGCTGATGTTCCGTGGTACAATTTCATTGATCTATTCCTTTCATGATTGCGCGGTGAGGAGCCTCGCGGGCGTTGCCACCTAGCTCCGTTATGATAGCTTCTATCTCAAGCATGTCGCCTCTCATGTGCTGGGCGGCAGCCAATGTTCGCAGGGCTCGCTTCAAGCAGGCGATGCGCCGCTCGTTTCGGTCATACTTTGCAACGTTGCCGACCACCTCTTCAGGCGTGAGTCGTGTGCAGTCTTTACAACGTGCGTCAGCGAATAGGTACGTTGTTTCTTCGTCACACTGGTAACAGATTGGCATGGTATTCTCCTTAAAACCGGTTCCAATGGTAGGCTGCTACCTCTCCACGAGTGGAGTGGCTGAGGTCTTCAATGCCTCGTCTGTGTGCGGCGTGTTCCGCCTTCCATTCCGCATGGTAACAATCCATTGCGTCGTTTAAATGACGTATCACTCCGTTTTCACGAATCATGATTTTGTAATGGTTGGCCCGTCTGCCTTTCTCGATAAAAATACAATCGGTCAGGTCGCTTCGGACGAAGGGCTCAGGAGCCTTAACGGGGATAGGTTTTTCATTCATCGGACGAGCATGAAACACTTCTTGAATACGATGTAGCCTACCCGACGTCCAGTCAACTAATTCTTTGCCGTCCCACGCTGCGACATGACCACTGACGTTGATGACATACTTTCGTCCGTCATCTAATTCGGCCAACTCTTTTTCAAGAGCGCGAATGGTTTTGCTTTTGAAATTATTCGTCACAACATCGAGAGCGTACCCTACCTTTGGGTAGACCTTTTCCCACAAATACGATGCCATACCGCGCCCATCTTTTCGACCGGCTTTTTTCAGGGCGGCGTGGGCGCGGGGGTAATCACCGTCAAGTATGACGGCCAACGCTACTACGGTGCAGTCCTTGTCTTCACCGTACTTGGCTGATGAATCTGATATCTTTGTTGCTAGTACATTCATGAATCTTCCTTTCTATGTGTGCTTCATATTTAATAGTATACCCTTGACTCACCATTACAAGGAATCATTGCCAATTCTGGACAATCATTTGGTCCTTTACCTGGTGGGGCTTTGGCTGCCCGTGGAACACGACGACAGCAGTCTTGTCGTCAGCGTGATGCCAATTCGGTGACGCTTTTTCATACTTATATGACACGGCCATGTTCTGATGAAAATCAGTTATGTCGTCTCTCATTACGCGCCATATCCAACACTGGTCACCGTGTAGCTGTTTTGGGACATCATCACTGAACAGGTTGTAGATCCTTGCGGTCTTCTCATCGGGCGTCCACAACATGATCGATGAATTGTGCGCGGCGTGGCCTTTGTTGGGGCCGTAATTCTCAATCATACAGAATGGTTCATTCGATGAGGCGAGCTTATCGAGAGAGCCAACCACGACCACATCCAAATCTAAATAGAGGACTCGTACACCGGAGGGGAACATCAGGGGATCGAATAGGTTCACCTTTTGCCACCAACCTTCACCTCCACGTGGTGGACTAATACGTGTGACACCGTCGGGGCCGACGTGGGACGTCACACAGAGAAAATCATGGGGTATCGTGAGATTTCTCGCGACAGAGTTCCTCAGCTTCTCGACATATTCCACACCGTATTGACTCCCCCACCAGACGCACACCACGATCACATGAGCTGGGGAAGGCCCGGAAGTGACGCGCGGTGGCACCGGCAGGGGAGGTGTTTTTAAATCGACACCGTTGGTGGTCAACGTTGATTGAGTGATCATTCTGGACATAGTATCACATCCCTATCGCCATGGAATCGTGAATGGGTTCGGTACTTCGCCTTTCTCTGCAGGAATCTTTCAACGCGCCCTTTTTGATATCCGAACTCTGTGGAGCATCCTTTGTCCTCCAGAACGATGACAGGTTTGCATCTCTTAATCGTCTCCAACGCACCTTGCAAGGCGAACAATTCGTATCCCTCGATGTCTAACATCAGGAGGTCGCAATGCTCAAGCTCTAGACTGTCGATAGTCATGACGGGAACGTGCCCCGCGCCAGTGACACGGTTGGCCCCGTAATTCTGCTCACGGTGCGGCGTGCTCACTTTGATTAGAGCCGGCTCAGCTCCCAAGGCAGCATGGAAAGGCACGACATTTTCCTCCGGGCAATTGAAACTACAGCAATAGAAGCTCTGCGGATTTGGCTCAAACGTATACACGACACCGAATTCTTGGGCCATTCTCTTGGCCCACATGCCCATAGCTCCACCCGCTTGGACTGCGACACGCTTCTCAGGTACGAGAGGAAACACAAATTCGTCCAAATGTGCCAAAGTCGGTATGTCACCGTGGAGTAGCTTATCGCCATTAGGCCATAAGAACTTGAAATCGGCAGGCCAATAGGTATGGTTGTGTTCCTGCCATCCGTATGTTTTATGCCATTGTTCTTTCGTCATTGATTCTTTCATACTGAGTACAACCTATCTCCGGCAAACCTATCAATTTCCCTGTACCCGAATGTCTTTTTCAACCATGTTTCAGCTCGGGCGGCAGGGATCGTCATGTGCGGCAGGTTCCTAACCTCAAGAGTGATTAAGGGAGTGAACTCTCCGATGACCCGTTCCGCACCTTTCAAGACTTTCAACTCGTCACCCTCTACGTCCAACTGAAGATGATCGAGCCGTTCCCAATAGAATTCGTCCAATGGCCATGCCTGTATTCTACCCTCAGACTTCGTGTGGTGCGCGCCGTAGCTGTTCAAATTCGGTTTGGAATAGGTCATGTCAACCATTTCTTCTTTATCACTGAGAGCATTTCTGAATGCAGTGATGTTTTTCCTGTCGCTGATATTTCTTTTCAGGCATTTGAGATTTACAGGCATGGGCTCGTACGTAACGACCTCCTCAAAATAGAGTGAGTAAAGGTAGGGCCAGAGTCCGAAACACCCGCCGGCTTGAACGCACAATTGTCTGTCGTCTTCGGGGATGTGTTTAACGGTTCTTTCAATGTTGTCCAGAACGAAACCAAAGGAGTTTTGATACATCCCTTCGTCTTGAGGTAGCATCCATCGTTCACGATCTACTCCCTTTAACTTGTGGTGATACCACTTGTAATCAGGCTCCCCGTGTACCGGACGATGCGGTCCTAATTCCATCTGCCATCTCCTTCCAATCCATGTAATTGAATTCTAATGCTGATTCAGGCGTACAATTCGTGACTGTCATACCGAGCTCATCGAACGGCATTTTCCTGTACGTCTCAATCAGACCTTCTAGCTTTCCGTCAGGTTTTACTTTGACCGAAGGCCAATGTTGTAATGGTTTCGGATACTCACCGAAATAGTGTCGTGGAAATGATCCAGGATCCCTTTTCGCTGCGTTGTAGTCCGGGGCGAATTTCATATCGTGGCCTAGCAGGACCACATTCCTGATGCCGTAAAGGTACGCTAGGTTCATCATCATCGGACCTGATCCGTGATTGATATGAACGATGCCGGGATCGGTTGACAGGCCATCTTTCACGATAGCCTTAATGTAATCTATTCCGAACGCTTTCGCAATTTCGGGGTACCAGGTGTATTTCGGGCAGGGCAGGTTTCTTAGGTCAGGTTCTTTTGGCCAGTACCATCGCCACCACGGGCCGTCACATGACAGATGGACATCCGTCCACGGGTACACCTGGTAGACATTGTTGATCGAGAAGACCTTGACCAGGTCCTCCGTATGCAATTCTCTCAATAGGTCTAATTGTGCTCTGTTTAACGAAGGTCCAGTAGCGACGAGTACCCCCGTATACCCCTTGAAGATGGGGGATATTGGATGGTCCGGATACGGTTGATTTTTCGGGGGTGCTTTGCTCAGCAGGTCCGCGACTTCTGTGTTCTCCATTTAGTGCTTCCTCTAATTCCATCTTCCTGAAACAATCCAGTTTAGACGGGTAGGTACAATTGATTATCAGGTCACTGACGGATTTTTCAATTTGCGCGAACGATCTCGCGAATCCTCTATAGTTGTTCCCTTGGTTGAGTGGTTTGGGATGTTTTCCGAAGAAATGTTGTTGCATCCCTGTAGGGACATCCATGTTGTATCCCAATAAAATGAATTGTCGTATGCCATAGTGCCATGCCAGATTCAGTAACTGAAAACCGCTGTTGGATCCGAAATTGATATGATTTTCCTTTTTGCTGAGTCCTTTCCCACCACTACCTTTGATACGGTTAATTTTGTACTTCGCCGCACCGCGTTCATCTTGGGTCCATTTTTGGGTACACGGATGCTCAAGAACGTCGAGGTTCTCTTCGAACCACCTTGGGTCGCAGGCATAAAAGACATCGAGAAAGTCACAAATTTTGTAGGTGTCATTGAGTCCGAAAACACGGATTTCGCCACGTTCGTGGTATGGACGAATGAATTCCACTTGCTCTTCTGTAAGAGAAGGCCCGGAGGCGAGCAGGACGCCAGTTTCGCCAAGATAGATATTGGGAACAATTTCATTTGGCGGCACCCCAACTGTCTCCTTTTCCTGTCGTTACTTTCAGCGGTATGCGCAAGTCTACGCAGGTTTCCATAATTTCTAAAGCAGTCTGGTGGGCTTCATCCGCTTCTTTTGTCTGCGGTGCTGACCAGTTCAATTCATCATGGACAGTCAGCAGAGGTGCGCCAAGAACGTCACAGACGCCGCTCTCCCAGATGTCGACCATCGCTACTTTCATGATGTCAGCCGCGCCGCCTTGAAGTAGAGCGTTTAACGCCTTGTGGCCACCAGCTCTTTTAATCCACTGCTCGCCCCACTTCTCGATCGCTACCGCGTGAGGTTTGGCGGTGTTGGCCCGCGCTTCGTTCCAATTCTTCGGTTCCCACAAATTGAAGCGTCGTCGGCGACCGAAAAGAGTGTGAATGTACCCACGCCGTTCAGCTCTCTTCTGGACCTTGTTGTAGGTCTCTCTCACAAACGGGAGCTCTTTGTGGTATTCGTTGAATATCGGTTTGATTTCTTTGAGTGACCTTCCCATGTTGGCCGCCATTGCCGGCTCGCCCATTCCGTACACGAGGCCGAAGTTGATGTTCTTCGCCTCTTTGCGATCGATGTCGGCTATTTGGGCGACGTATTTGTGGAAGTCGGTCGTCGGGTCGTCGCAATATTTTCGTCTGGTTCGATCGGCACCATCACCAACTGCGTAATGAACGAGGAGCCGGTATTCAATTTGCGACCAATCATCGCAGTACCAAACCTCATCAGGCTCAGGCAGAAATAGTCCGCGAATGAGAGGCCCAAGCTCTTCGTCTCGCGCCGGGATATTTTGGAGATTGGGATTAGAGCTACTGAATCTTCCTGATACCGCGCCATAATCATCGTTTCGCAGTTGATGGAATTGTCCGTGAATTCTGTTGTTAATAGCGTTCCCAAGCACCGTTCCTTCAATAAATGTACCCGCATGTTTCTCTAACCTCCTAACTTGATATGCTAGATTCAGATTCTCGTCTTGATGTTTCTCTAACCACTTGCCAGGAAATGATGAGTTACCAGCAGGTGTTCGTTTGAATTTTATGCCGCGCTCATTGCAATATCCCTCCAACGAGTCTCGGCTCTGGGGATCAAGGTTGAATTCCATGAGCCGTTCTCTGAATTCGGTTGCCTTTTTGACCAGGACCTCGTCAAGTTCAGCCGCTTGACTTGTGTCAACCCTTACGCCGCGAATTTTCATCGCCAATAGGAGCGGAATCAAACGAGTCTCCAGATCAAGCACCTTCTCCAGGTTTTCGTGCTTGATTATTTTCTGTTGTTCTTCCCATATCAGGAAGGGTAGTCTAACGTCACTTTCCGCATATGGTCCCGCGAGTTGTGCGGGAGCTCTCCAGATGTTTCCGCCTTGGTCTCTACGTGTAGGCTGGCCGCCGAATGCGAGAGAGAGCCACTCGTACATCGCGTCTTCGGTCTTTCCTTCGCCGACATACTTGTCAGCCAGTTTGCCGAGAGCATAACTGAAAGCGTTCTCATCAATTAGGGGTTCTGCTACTTGGACGTCATAAAACGGGCCTTCTACAGGGACGTCCGCGTCTTGGAGCCAGTCCAAATCGTACATGAGGTTGGCACCTAGTTTCGGTTGATTAGGCCTGCATAATTGATCCCTGGCCCACATAAGAACCATATCTGGATCAAAATTGGCGCCGCCACTTTCATGGCGCATCGGGAAGTACCATTGTTCGCCATCACGCGGGCCAACGCCAACCGCTATACCTGCGATGAACCCGCCTTCTTCCTCCTTGCGTCGAGGACCCGGGCCTTTTTGTAGCAGTTGCGGGTCGCGTGTCTCTAAATCAACTGCAATCATCTTCGCCGCTGATAGATTTGGAAATTCAGTTGGCCTGTTCCACTGTGTCTCAGGTATCGCTGGTCTCACTGTGCTGATATATCCCCCGCCTTTCTTCTTCTCTTTGGTGGGCGTTTCCCACGCCACGCCAATAGAGTCCCATCGACTCATGAAACCTCGCCACGGTAGGAGAAGTTAATCACGAACCATTCCCACATGTCAGGGATAATGAAGAATATGATGTATCCGAGGACGGCGTACACGAACATGCGGCGCCTGAAACCTCGCCAATAATCTGGCCCGAGATCCAAACCCCACCACCACCTACTGAATTTGCTCATGTACGAACTCCTATGATTATGCCTTCTAACCCCCTACCTAACCATGGGCATGGCTTTGGATAAGGCGATAGATCCATTCTCTCAGCCTGGGAAAGAACCATCTGGAGCGGAATCGCGTGAAAAGCGGCTTCTGCCACCTCCCCTGCCAACTCGTCCTCCGCTACCATTCCACCGTCTAACGTTTTTATGGTCCGCCCTTTGAACTGAACGATGGGAAACTTGTCATCTTCATTGAACGGAACCAAATCCTCAGTGACCTCTCGCATGTCACTCGGCAACTCTGGAAGATCTTTCATGTCGGGTATCATCTTCTCGACGTCTGGCCAATTAGCAGCATACAAGACGGACCTCAGCCAAATTCCATCCTCGAACTCAAATGCGATTGCATTGTCTTCGTGCCAGAGATACTTTGGCGATAGGCCGAGGCTGATCCTGCAGAGTTCATCTACCGTGAAGCCGGGGAGGCCAAATACTGGAAACTCGGGCGGCCACGAATACTTCGTGCGCACCAACACGACATTGTTGGTGGCGTAGAGATGATCGTTCATGTGCAGGACGCCCATCGCCCAGGGACGCGACGCGTCCTTTGATACGAAATCTCTCACCTTAATGATTGCGGCGCGGTATCCATCCTCGAGCTCATACCGTTTACCTGACACGATCGGTTTCGCGTAGACATCCGTTGACAAAGGTAACCGGATCTTTCTTGCTTTGCGACGTTTGCTCCTCAGTATGAGGTGCTCATCGACGATCTCAAATATCGGATCGCCATCGCACTTGTCAACCGCTTTCAGGAATTTGTCAGCGTTGACGATTATCGGCTCTTCACGCAGTATTGGGAACGGCGCCTGGATCGACATCTTGCCGTTGCTGCCGTATATCTGTCCCTCGTGGATACAGAAGTGAGTCAGCACTGACACGAGATTTCGATCATTGACTGCGCCGCGGACCAGGTTTAAGGTGTCAAGCATATTCATAATTGTCTAAACTTCCCATCAGCTGGTTTACTTGTCACGTGATACGATGTGCAGTATTTGCACCAATACCACGATCCAAAAGGTGTCTTTTCTTTGGCGGCGTATTTCAAGAGCTGGGACCTGGCCGCTCTCGCTGATTCATATCTTTTCTTGGCTTTGCCGCAACCGCCGCCGCGTCCTGGTTTCCTGTGTAACAGCACTGTGGCAAGTGTCGCAGAGCAGGCATCCGTCTCCTGGTTCTTCTCGTCCGAATCTTTCATAAGTCAAATGGTGTACCTCTATTCGATTCACATATTCTTCAAACTTTCTGCACCACGTACAACGACCCTCATCCCTTAACCATACACGATCCTTCCATCTGCGCTCATGCTCTTCATTAGGATGATCAAGGGCGGGCCGAATGTCGAATGGCGGCTGGGGTATAAGATTTTCCGGAACTGAGATGTGTCCAAAAGTCTCCATTTTCAATCTCCTCGTGGTCCCATTGGCAATATGCGAGCCGGCTCGCCCACGGCAGTCGTTTCGGCAGTGCCTTGCCAGCCAAGTACTCCTTCCAGCTGGAACAACTGACTGGTCGTGCCATGCTCTTTCTGCCGTAAGCGACAGACGGTACGCCGGCTAGTACTGCGTCACAGCCTGCGATTGAATCGTACGTGATACAGACCCGCGCGCCTTCCAGCGCCGTTTCGATATCGTCCTGTAATTTGCCTGGCGCACGTTCCCACGCCGCGGGTATTTTGTTCGTGAACGGATGTGGCCTAAACCGAACATTCATCCCCTGCAACTCTTTGTCAAGGGAACGATACCAGTTAGACATGTCTCTGAATTCACCACAGATTAAGACATATCCATCCTTCTCTTCCTGCCATTCAGGCATTTGAAAACCGTGTTTCAGCCACCTGTCATCCGGCATGAACGGTTGGAGACTGAAGTCAGCGTCACCGTTGAACCCCTTCCACCCTATAGCGACCATATCGTGGCGCGATCCAAAAAAGCAGCGGTTGACTGTCAGCAGAGGGATTCCAGTCAGGCTACAGGTAGCGACTGTCTTCTTCCACGAGTTGTTGGCGAAGACGACGTTTATCGCATCAGGTATCGCTACGTCATTTGGAACCGTCCCCACTGTCATCCCGTGTTTCTCGAACCCCTTTATGAACCGGTCCAGGTACTCCACCTGCCACGGAACGTTGTTTGCGTGAATTACGACGTGCATTGGCTTTCCTCAAGTCATCAAGCGTATCTCTAAATGGTGTCATAATGTGTACGATCGTTCGTATCTCAGCCATCAGAAAATCACCGTTAGGGTGTAAATCAACCAAGCGATAAATATCCATCCGAAAATTCCTGGGCGAAACTGGAAGAAGGACAATCGCATATAACTCGTTTCATTCATCACCCACCCGATATAGAACTCTTTTTTGCCTTTGTTGGATGGTGCTCCCCAAGTCATACGAAAACTGACATATTGGCCACTGAGGCTGACGCGGTAACGCCATTGGAATCCGTCTAGTTTTTCAAGTGTCTGATCGTCCGTGTTCCCGGTGGTCGTGTATTTGGGCATCGGTCTAGTGAACATGTTATGGCCCGCGTTTCTGAACGCGATATTCCAGTATCCGACGTCAGTTGCATCCCTGACACCGAACCAGTGATGATCCATCCTTTCTTCAGGTGACAAGAACGGCACCACGAACGGTGCCGCTATCTTAATCGCAACCTTGCCAAAAAGGCCCAGTTTAATTACTTTCAGCCAAGCCTTCATGCGAACGATACCCACATTATCACGCCCCATGCCACGAGCACGAGAACTACCGATACCCAGTTCACTGTCACGTTTCCAATTTTAATGTTCATCTTCATAGCTCAAATAACCCCTCTTGCATTGGTACGTGGATATCACCCACGGAGCGATACAACTCGCTCATCATTAGTCTATTCCATATCGCCCTCTCAACAAAATCGCTGCGGAGACCGTCATGTGTGAATCCCCACTTTTTCATCAGGCCTTCCATCACTTCTTTCTGTTCATCTATGATATTCATGTAGTGTTTATCGGCTTCATGGATATTTGGGCTGTCGTCCGAAATACTCATCGTCTGCAGACGTCGATTGAAATAGACGTGTCCATACGCCGCGATCATAATCCAGGTCGCGGAATCTACGCTGTGCCACGGCACTTTCGTCATCATCGGGAAACCTGTGGTTGCGAGACCGTGGGTTCTGATTCCTGGAGGGAGTTTGGCGTGGACTTCTTGAGACCATGTACGACGATGGCGCTCCCCAAGATCGTTCCTAGGAGAAATGCAAATATATTGAGCCATGTCTGCGACCACCGCCAACCGGGCTTCATTCTCATTTTGGTGAAAAACCGGGACGACTCTCGCACCGAACACCTCCTCTAGTCTGTTAAAATTCTCATCGCTGATTTTAATTGCTTCTTCCACCTCTTCCTCGCTAGCCGTTCGACCCGGCGCGCCAGGAATCTTGTCAAGGTTGATGAGCCATATCTTTTCGATGGGATATCCAAAGTCTTCAATGAGGGTTGAATAGTCACGGATAAGGTGGTCAAGTGTAACCTCATCTCCTTTCGTCCAAGCAGTAAAGGCTCCGGAGTCAAGCATGATTTCAAAATTATCGTCGATTGATGAGACCAGTGGTCCCGTTTTTTGGGCATATTTGAAATACGCTCCATGACAGGAAAACAACCGAAATCTGGGAGATCCGAGTCTTTCATCAACTTCAATAACTCCTTTGCCAACACCTGAGAAGAAAAGATTCATACGCGCCAGCCTCTACCGCATTTTTGACATTCCCAATAGTTACCTCCAAAGGGAAGATCCTTGCTTACGTTCCATTTCCAATGGGTCTTGTGGAAGAGTTTGCATTTCCAGTCACCCCATATCTCTTTCAGTTTTAATACCATCAGGATCCTTAATTTGATAATCATCGCGAGACGAAATTCACGCTTTCAAGATGTTTCGCCCCGGTGTTAGAATCTGCGACTTCGGTGCTGGCTGCCCACCTGTGTGGACGTCAGGGTGTATCCATTGCGCGTCAGGCCAAAAAGGAATGCCACCGCGTGGCGTGAACCTGCCCTGGACCTGGATCTTGTAGGGATCTAGCAGTGCCACAAGATCGTTGATGATTCGACAGGTACAGCTCTCATGGAACTCCCCTGAATTACGAAACGAACCAATATACAGTTTGAGAGACTTAGATTCCACGCACCATTCACGGGGAAGGTAGTCAATGATAATGGTAGCGAAGTCAGGTTGACCAGTGAGCGGACATAGCGAAGTAAACTCCGGGATTTCAATATGCACACTACCGGCCGCTCCGACTGGATTGCGAACGATATGATGCTCGTCATTATCGTCGTCACCTTCCCTTGGTGCCGCCCAGAACGGGGAAACGAACTTTTCGAGTAGATCAGCATTCGCGCCTTCGTATTCATAGTTCGTTTCTCCTGATCCAAGAGCCTTCAGGCCCTTTGTTTGGTCGTTCATTTCATTCTCCTTCATGTGTTCTTGATAAATAGTGGTTCAGTATGGGGACCAGTCGCCACCCAACCGATGATTTCTAGCAGGCAATGATCCAGTCCAAAAAAGTCTGCCCAGTGCATCAACCTACCAATTCTTCTCTGAGTATCGGCTCTCCAGGTTGGGTCACCTGTGATCATTTCACATTTGGCACCGCGCTCACCATCTACCCGAAGCATGGCCCAGCCGCGTCCGTACAATCGTTGATTGATATAGTTTGGTCGTTCAGGTTTAGCAGTGTGCGAAAATCTTAACAGCTCAAAGTCGCAAGTGAACGGATGGTGTCCGTGTATTTGGCACCGACCGAGACCCACTTTTGGATCTACGACCTGCGGACCATCACCTTTTTTGTTGACATTGATGCAGTGATGGTCGTCATGATCTTGTTGCGTATCAGAATAGATTTCAAATTCTTTACCGTTGAACTCAACCAATCGCGTACTGAATCTATCGTTTCCTGGAGGACGAGGCTCAATAGGCAGGTAGTCAAGGCTGAACCGATGACAACACCCACCACAATTCGTAGGACAAGTATACCCACGAAACACGCCTGGCGATACGCGAACGTCTTGAGGGAAATAAGACTGCCCTTTATACGTGAACGGCTTGCGCGTAATCGCTGTGAAGTATGTCGTGACAATTTTGTCAACGCTGTCTTTGAGTGCACTCATTATATGATACCTAATTCCTTGGCGTAGTCTAGGAATTGATTCTCTGCTGAATACGGCAACTGAGCAATGATTTCTATCCGTAGTGCCAGGGCTTCTTCACCGTGTTCATCCCAGCCGACCCACTGTGTAGGATCAGCGTTGATAAGATTCTCAGCTTCAACAAACAAGGCGAGCCAGTCAGCTTTCTTGACGACATCAGTCTTCCCTACAAGGTTATACTTGGCCTCAATACGTGCCTCTATTTTCAGTTCAACTTCTTTGTATCCTGTGACCTGTCGCTTAAAAGGTGCGGCCAAGTCGCTAAGGTAGGCTTCACTCGCGTCATGCAACAGAGCAGAGCGGCCCTCTTCAAACGTGCCGCCCGTCAATCGGACAATGTCGGCCACCAGACATGAATGCTGCGCCACTGAATAGAATCGTCTCACGTGACCTGTGAACCTGCATTGGTTACTCAGGGCGTGGGCGATATCAACCATGTCAATGTCGTCTGGGTCATCACCGTGGAGGTGGAACTTCCTGTCCGTGAACGTCGTAATCCATACGTGGTCCACGAACTCGTCTTTATCATCACCGGGCATCTTCTTCTCCATACAATTCGTCGCACAACACAGCCGCGACGTCTGGTTTATGATATCCGGGAACCTTCAGCACCTTCCCGTCTTCTCTTAGGTTTGGTTGTCCGTCAATCAATTTGCTCATGTTGCTCTTATGCACCTCAAGAAAGATCTTGTCAATAGGTATACCGTACTCGAGGGCCGCGCCGCCGATAGCGTATGCCATGTCTGCGAGTGACTCGGCAACCTTGAGCAAGTTATCCGCTCTTGCTGCGTACCTGTACTCGTGGTAGGCGTCTTCAAGTAGCTTCATCCTCAAGTGCCGACGTTCTATCGTCACCAGGCCAGGTTCATCTGCCGTCGGCAACCCAAAAGCCTCGTGGAACTCTTTCAGACAACTGATGACTCTATGCATCGCCTCTACCTCACTTGGTCTAAGAATTCTCGCTTGGCTCCTTCATCTGTCTTCATCAATCCTCTAAGGGCGGTGGTGACTGTTTCGTGTCCTTGTTGACAGACTCCACGGCTTTCCATGCACAAGTGCCGACAGACCAGTTGGACAGCAACTCCTCTTGGCGACAGTACATCATGAATGGATCCTGCAATTTGATCAGTGAGTCGCTCTTGGACTTGGAGTCTGCGTGAAAAGCAATCCACAACTCTGTTGAGTTTTGAGAGTCCGACGATCCTTCCGTCTGGGATATACCCCACATGAGCCACGCCAAAGATAGCAGCAAGATGATGCTCACAATGACTATACACCGGAATATTTCTAACCAAGACCATCTGGTCATAACTTTCTCCTCCGTCTTCAAATACTTTCATTATCTTTTCGGGGTCCTCATCGTATCCTTTTGTCCAGAAGGCCCACGCTTTTTCAAACCGCTGCGGAGTCTCAACAAGTCCACCCCGTTTTGGATCTTCACCGATTGCCCGCAGGAGGTATTGGCACGCCCCCATCCTACCGTTACGAGATCCGCTCATACCCCTGCTCTCGACACCGCGTCGACCCAGAACTCTCGGTCTTCGTAATCTAGAGGATCGTCCCATCCGCATTGAGCAAACGCCTCCAACCGTTCAACGCAGGCGCCACACTTGCCGCAGGCTTGTTCGCGTCCGTTGTAGCAAGTCCAAGTCAGTTGATAATCTTTCGCCTCAAGGCCTAGTCCCTTTCCGGTCGCTAGTATGTCGCCTTTGGAAAGATCAATGAATGGTGTGCAGATGCTGACTGGTGTGTAGTTGGCGATGACTGTCGCCATGTTTAAGGCCTCAAAGAATTCCTTACGACAGTCCGGGTAGATCGCATGATCACCGGCGTGGGCACCGACGTAGACACTACGGCAGTCCTTGCTGACGGCGTACCCGACAGCCAAACTGATCATAATCATGTTCCTATTTGGAACGACCGTCGCCTTCATATTCTCTTCACTGTAGTGACCTTCGGGTACGTCAATGTCAGACGTCAACGAGGAGCCTTGAATCAAACCACTCACGTTTCGCAAGTCAACGACACGATGAGGGATGTCATACATCGCACAAACCACGTGAGCAAATGAGAGTTCCTTGCTGTGGCGTTGTCCATAGTTGAACGACACTGCGAAGACTTCTTCGTGTCGTGCTATAGCCTCATGGAGAACAGTGAATGAATCCATGCCGCCACTGTACACGACGACTGCTCGGTCTATATCCCTTCCTGTCTGATTCATAGTTGTAATGCCTCTGCAACCTTCAGTGGTACGACAATGCGCACACGATAATCCGCGATGGATTTTATCTCTGCGCGTTCACTCTTGACTGGTGCGGTACTGACTGCGAGCACCGGAACAATCATACCGTGTTTATGGTCACCCGTTACACCGCTGGCTAGGATCTTCCAGCCGCCCTCCTCCACACCGTAGATGAGCATCTCTATCGGATCAACGCCATCGGCAATATCCATATCGACTCGCATACCGAGTGCCAATCCCATCTCACTCAAGAGATCTTCACTGAGTGTGATCCTGAGTATTATCGAGTCTTCACTTGATGTTGAATTCAAACTTACCGCGCAAACCTTTCCCTTCAACCCACGGGATCTAGTTTTACCGGGGAACTTCTCTCTCAGTCGCATAATGATACCTCTGCGGAACACTTCCGCGTTTCTTCTACGATTACTTTGACCAACTTCACGTGGTAGGGCGATAGCAATGACGGTGCTACATTGTTGATCAAGAACTCACCCATATTCTCCGCCGTTGGATTAAATGGGACCGGTTGGATACCACAGCTCGGCATGTCATCTTCGTTAATGATTTTCAGGTACGGATCCTCTCTCCACATTAGGAAACGGTGATCCCAATTATCTTCGAGCCATTGGCACAGCTCAGATTTGATGACACTAAAGTCAACGACACGGCCAACGTGATCCAACTTGCCGCGCCCTGTGACTGGATTGAAGTCGGCCTCCACACTGAATGTCACTCGATAGTTATGACCGTGGAGCCAACGACATTTACTTTCATGACCGACTACCCTATGGCCACAACTGAAGTCGTGATAGCGTGTGGCTGTGATTCTAGTTTCCATCATCCTGTCCCATAGGGGATGCCTAAGACATCCATATTTAATTTTTCCAAATCAACCATGACCTTTGCGCACACATCGGCCATCGCAGGGAAGATTCGTTTCTTTTCTTCCTCACCTTTCATGCGAATCTCTAACACTAACCGGGCCAACCTGTTCTGTTGTACGCCGCACCCCGCTTTCATGCCAGCAACGAATGCGAACTCGGCGGCCCTGAGTTGTTCTTCAGAGAATCCAGAGTCTTTGATCGACCCCATGTAGAATTTCAAAACCTCTTCAAATGATATCGTGTTAAGGTTCATGGCAACCCCAGATGTTTATGAATTTGATAGCTCAATCGGTAACCGTACTTCTTGACTAGGCTCACAGCGTGATCGTTGTTCGCTTTGTTTTTCTTTTCATCGTACTCGTCCAACGCCTGAACGTATATCTCTGCAGGGCCATCCTCTGGTGGCCGCGCCAGATGTAATCTCTTGTCTGCGCGTTGAGTACTCATAGCAGGGAGGCCATCTTCCTTGTCACAATCATTTGCACTGACGATGTACTTCCATGCCCTGGCATACATCTCTATCTTGTCATGGACGCGTCCCGTTTTTGGTGACACGACAATGGTACACCTGTCAGTGACGAGGTACCTTTCAAAATCTGGGATCCAGGCTATACCGTTTGTTTCAATTTGGACACGGTACTTCAATCCTAACAACTCATGAACGAGCTCTGATATGTCTTGCCTGAACGGCTCGCCTCCTGTGAGTACGACAAGGTCAGTCTTTATGTGTTCACCCGCATCGACAATTGATTGCACCAGGTCGGGTATGTCTGGACGCCATGTAGACGATTCGAAATCTGTGTCACACCACCAGCACCTGAGGTTACACCCCGCAAGGCGAACAAATATCGCGGGCAGTCCAGCAAAGGGACCCTCACCCTGTATGGTAGGGAACACCTCTTGCACCCACAGCTGGTTTGGCGAGGATAGGTCCTGCTTTCTTATTGGATTATTGCCGAACATATTGACCTCTTACTTTTTTGATTTTAAATTTCATGTCACTCATACCCGTTCTAATCGTGTCCCACTTGCCGCCGGCCACGAACATCATGAGTTCTTCTTTTGACCAACTCATCCCAGGATAGGAGTAGAGTTCACGCAGCACTTTTTTGGCGCCGGGTTTTATGAGGTGTGGTATCTTTGTCACCTCTAACTTGTCCCAAAGATCGATTGCCATCTGGTTTGTGATGAGTTGTCTACTCAATTTCACTCCCATGACGTCTTCATACAGGGTCCAGAAATCTTCGGCATCTAGGCTGTTGTAGAGATCGGTATGGAAGGAGCAGGGTATCCCGTCCAACACGATAGAGGCTCGTGTAGCATTGTCAACTGACGAGCAGTGACCGAGGATAGCAACCTTGTGGTTGACTCGACCAATAATATAATGGCGCACTTTTAAGTCTTTCTTTCTCATTATTCCTTTCACCTAACTTTGGATGACACTGTACAGAAATCTAGCGGTCAATACAAGACTAGACTCCAATGTAGAATGCGTGAGTCTTCTCCCCACATTCAGGACAGAATTCGTCATCACGTATAGTGTTCGCGTAGGAATCTTCGCCCCAGCCACACCGCTGTAGAGTTAGTTCCGTATCCCTGACGTGTTTACACCAGCCGCGATATGTGAAGCCCTTGCAGTTGCATGAGTATCCGCGCTCCAAAGAGAACGTCATGTGATACTCAACACCGCTGTCACTCGTGAAGTCAAGCCCCCAATCAACATTCGAGGGGCATGTGACGGTGATAATTTTTGTTAGTTCAGACATATCATTACCTTGTGAATAAGGGGTGGCCCCTGAGTGTCCGGTTACTGGGTCGAGTTATCCTATCGAACCATCCCCTTCCCGCTCTTGTCGGGGCCACCTAAGTCCATTTTACTTGGGAGGACCAGCCCCGTTTAATAGGATCCTATTCTGACTTCAATCTTCTGCCAGGTAGGTCCCGAGTCTTGGTGCTGGCAGGGCCCGTGCGCCCCGCTACCCTAAGGTGCCAGCTGATCGCCTATGCGGACTGAACACGGCAGCCTCGCCTTAGACTTCTTTATGCAGCGATGCAGACCTCGTCCATCAAGGTGTGCAGGTTCCGAGTGCGGGGTGCCAACTCATTCATTGACAATCCCTTCAGCGCCTCGGTGGCTGCGTTGAACATTCTCCAACCGCTGTCACCAGTCTTTGAGAACTGACGATGCGTGGGTGCGTCCCACTCAGCGATGACCTTCTCGACGCGACCGGTGTTGATAACACCCCGGCGCAGCATCTCGATTACCAAGAACTCAGCCTCATTGGTTGCCAGCTGGCGTCCTTTGTAGGCCTCGTAACGATTAGCCTGCTCGTCTTTCAACGTGATGACTCCATCGATTGCCTCGTTGATAATCGAAGGCAGGTCATCAAGAATGAGTGACGTATGCTTTCGACCGACTGTGACTTCACCACTGAAGGCCATATTGTCACATACGAACACGCCGCTTCCACATGCGATAGACGCTGCGAACCATTTGATATGGCTGTTACGCAGACCGATAATCGTTGCGTACTCATCGTTCTTAGCGTGACCGATTTCCAACACACCAAACATGTTGGAACCTTCATTGCCGAGAGCGAAACCGCTGTTAACGACTTTCAGGTTGCGTTCGTTGAGTTGATCTTCAACCAGGTCTACGAAATAGTCATGCCCGATAGGCGTGAATGTTTCTGTGGACGCAGGCAGTACCGGACCAGACAGAGCATTTCGCTCTACGTAGTTGGCGCCGCAATGCGCGATTAAATTTACCATCTTCTTAGCCATCTTCCTTTCTCCTTAACGTTTATTTAGCTTCAGTTCTAATAGTATAGCCTTGACTCACGAACACAAGCCTTCACTTTACATAAGCCCCAAATCATTTATGGTAGTCACCGAAGTTAAGAGTGGCGAGGTTCTTTGATTGCTCGTACGCGCGGCCAGGGATATCGCTCCAGACCAATGACTCTGGTACGTCGTAAAGCTGGTCGCAGTTTCTGCAGACCTCTATGTCGTTGAATCTTTCTTCCGTATGCGCCAGACGAAGTTTGTGATACTCTGCAGAACTAACGACATCAGCGATGGTGTCAGTGTCAAGATGTCCCAAGACGCCCTTGGAGTCCTGTCCGAGAACCATACAGCAGGCAACCACGGCGGCTCTCCTACCGGCAAGTCCGCCAGCGCGGACCTGTAAGAGAGGAGAGAACGGTCTTCCGCAGGATCTCTTTTTGCCTCGCCGTAGATATTTGATATCGATCTTATCGCTGTCGGCCCAATTGTGCATGAGCCAGATTTCACTGAACGCTCCAGTGTGCCGTCCCCAATTCTTTCTATACGTTCTGACTTCGTATTCGAGATCATCCTGGTCAATGATAAGATGGTTGATGTGCATCTGTGTAGCCGTTCCCCTAGCCATGTCAACGAATCGTTGCGCATTGGCGCGGACCATGTCGTAGTCACCGCCAGCCATCCACTTCGTGTAGGTACGCTTGTCATACCCGATGCAAGAGAGACGGAGGATGTCGATCCCTGCATCGATCAACTCTTCGCTCAGCTTCTCTCTTAAGCGGAGCCCATTCGTGAACGAAATACATTGCAGACCTCTGTCTTTGACTTCCCTCACGTAGTCGGGAAAGTCTCTGTTCAGTGACGGCTCGCCGCTGCCGTGCAGTGTAACCGTCTTGAGCCCGTACTGCATCGCATCGTCTATCACTTTCGTGAAGACGTTCATCGGAAGTTTCTTTAGGAAGGCCTTCTCGCGACCGACTGACTGGGGACACATCTGACATTTGTAATTGCATCCACCGTTGATTTCCATGTCAAGAACATGGACTTGAATATCCTCAGGAGTGGGCATGGAGGTATCCTATATAGTATTCAATTGTTCGCTCCATGCCCCACTCAAGATCAGCAAGATCAGCTGGATACATGTTTATCTGTTCGAGCGTATCAATGTCAGCACTCACGATTGAATGAGGTATCTCACCCGGTCGCATCGGCAAGTGAACGATATTACTCTTGCTGGCGGTGAGCCTCTTGATCATTTCGGCGACTTCAAGAACGGTGTTGCTGACAGCTGGACCAATCTCTACTGTTCTATTGAGACGAATACCGTCCACTGCTCGCTCCATCGCCAAGACAAGAGCCTTGGCAACGTCACCCACGTACACCATATCACTAATCTGTGACCCGTCACCATAGATTTCAATCGGATCGTTGTTCAATGCTCTACATATAAACGACGGCGTGATCTTTCGTACACGAGCGGAGCCGTAGGGTTGGGCTGGCTCTTGCCTCGGGCCGTAGGCATTCATCGCTCGTACGATGTTGATGCACGTCCCTCGTTCATTGTTATACATGTCAACGAATCGTTCAATCGTTGTCTTTGTGATTGAGTAGGTATTGTTCATCCAATGGTTGCCGACTCCGATATAGACGCCAGGCGTCTTGTACTGCGCCGCAGCGTCTAGCATATTCAGACCGCCCAGGATGTTCGTGTGGGCAGCGGGGGTCGGGTTCTGTATCGTCTCCTGCGTCCCTAACACCGCTGCCAGATGTATGAACGCGTCAACGTGAGCGAACGCTTCGGCACAATCAGCAGGACTTGTCACATCACCCAGAAAGAATTCCGAGGCCGGTGGCAGCAATCGTCGATGATACCTATCAAAGATGACGGGTTGATGCCCCCGATCCTTCAGCTCTTGACAAACGTATCTACCGATGAAACCCTGCCCGCCTGTGACTAAAACTTTCATTGTGATCTCCTAATAGTCATACGGTTTCCAGTACCTTTCCACTTGATCCTTAGCCTTCTGTGGCTTTGGTTCAGTATGTTTGGCATTCCACGGCTCCATAATACTCCAATGGATTAGCTTGACACCTTTACCGACGTCCTGTCTCTTAGCAGAGTACGAATACCGTTTCGGCAGGTCCGCCGCCTGGTTTCTAAAGACGTAATTGATAACGAACTCTGATGCTGACCCATCGATCAAGTCTGAGTGGTGGCGCATAACGTCGAAACACTTCTCTATATAGTCGCCTTCAACGAATTTCTGTGTGTCAAAGAGCAGGGTTCCCGTCCTGATATGTTGACCACCTCGACCTGTTCTCTTTTTGAGACCGTCTTCTTTATTTGTCAACGGCCCGGCGATTACCTTGCCATGCATATTGAAATCGTCAAGCTCAGAGATCGGTCCAATGAAATTCGAATCAGCATCAACCCACAGGACTCTTTCACTGTCAGGGAAAAGGTTTGGCAACATGAGTCTAGAATACAGTGCCTTGATCGCATCGTCATCGTACATGTTGTGATTGAGCCATGTAAGCTCTCGCTTCATGACACAGTCACTTGGGAACACGGGATTATCTGCGACAGGCATCCCGAGATGTCGGAGATCGTTAACGAGTTCTTCGTCTCCAAACGCTAGGCACCAGAACCTGTCCGCAGTGCCCCGGTGGTGATGTTGGAACGAGTTCCACAGCACACGAGCGCCGTGAAAATATCTGCGGTTACAGGCTGTGACGACCAGCATATTCTCTCCAGATATCTGTGTTCCTGATGCGTTGTGGTGCGGTCTGTTCTTCCCAGGGAAGGAATCCGACGTAGTGAACGATCTTCGCGGTTGGTAGCTTGTCAATCATCGTCTTACGATTGCCCATCACCTGCCAACATTCGTCAAGAGGATAGTAGTCACCTCTTAGTGCCATGTTCAAGACTGACTGGACAACGAACTTCAAGTTCAACTTACAATCATTCATGATGACACGACACTGTTCAAGTATTCTCTTCTCTTTGTACCACTGATGATTGAATACGATCACGCCTGATGTAACGCCGCGGAAATTTCCTCTTTGTTTCGACAGGCCGTCAACTTGAGTATGGACCAACCGCGGATTCCCCTGCGGATCTGTTGACGTCGTACTGGCTATCGGGTACTCTCCAAGGTTCATCTTAAACAGGGGTATTAAACTATCCAATACAATTGTGTCTGCGTCAAGCCATACAGAACGTTCAACATCAACGAATATTTCTGGCATCCAGAGGCGTGAATACATCGCGGGAATCTTTTTCGGCCACTCGGACGATGTAGGAATGTTCGTATTATCCAAGCCCGTGTTCAGCAGCACGTTCTTGATTCCAAGGTCGCGTATGTCTTGCACGAGTTTTTCATCGCCGTGAGCAAGAACAACGAAAACCACTTCGGGAGAATTGGCTTGGATAGAATGCCACAACGCTACCAGGCCCGGAAAGTACTTTCGGTTGATAGCAGTGCAAACGATCTTATCGTTCACTGGCTACTCCGCCATGGTTCTCTCTTACGATGTCCTGGTGATTGAATTCAGCCCAGTACAATTCAAACGCGACTGTGTCTTCAAGAGCTCTGAACTCATGGTACTCGCCTGGAGGGACCTGCATGAAGTCGCCCTCGTTGAGTACTGTGTCGTCTTCTAGGTCATACGCTTCTTTGTAGACACGGATCTGGAGGGAGCCACTCTCGACAAAGAACCCGTTCCATTTGAAACGATGCTTATGTTTTGAGCAGAACCCTCCAGCCTTGACTTCTATTCTATGAAACTCTAGTACGCCGTTCGCTAAGAGCTCTTCAGTGAGCCCCCAAACCTTTCCGCTTTTCATCCTTTCTCCTTTCTCGCTTGGCTTTTTTCACTTTGTTTTTTTCACGTTGTCCACGTAGGCGGTATGCTGCACACCATTTTCGGTTGCGCCCGTGCTTACGATTCTTCTTCCCGCCCTTCGGGGCGGATCCATCACTTGGTCTAGCCATGAGTATTGCTCCTCTACAGGATTACAGTTACGTCATGACGTCCTCCAATTGTGAAATGCTGGCTTCCATTTTCATTTTACGCCGGTGGCGTCTCTTCCGTTGTCTTCTTGTAGAGCTGATGTACACCGACACTGGCAAGACCGATGATTGCACCATTCCAGGCATCAATACCTGCGGTGGCAAGGTCACCTGCTTCAACTCCGACTAACCCAGCCAGGCCGCCGATTAGGGCACCACCTAAGCCAAGGGCCATGGGGATATACTTCGCTGGAATCAAATCACCGAGCTGTTTACGGACCACGCCCACAAGTGGTGGGATAACGATCGGTAGGATCGCCGGTAGAAAGTTTAAAATGGTCTCCATTTCATTCTCCTCTGAAAAGGTACGCCTATTGTACGCTATTCACCCAAGTCAATGTCTATCCCATCATGCCAGTAGCGGATAGACTCACCGTTTGAACAGTCAATCATGACAACTTCAGTGATTTCAGCGCCTCGCTTCTTAACCTTGCGGTTCATAGGGGCGCGTAACTTCTTGACAAAATCCTCGCAAGAGATATCGTTCCACGCCTTTCCTATGACACGATCAGTGACAACGCCGCTCGCTAACATGCTGACGGTAGTCGGAGATGATTCAAATTCAAGGACGAAGAGGAATATGTCAACGATTTTCCACTCAATTCCAATGCAGATATTGACTGTGTAATTGTCCCTGGTAACCAACGATTGAACTTCAAGGAACATCGGTTCAGGCTTGACGTTCTCCGCAATCACGTCTTCAAAAGCCAGCGGCCATATCCAACGCCACCCTGGATTTACAACTCTGTGGAACTTACCCCTGCGAAGAATAACGGCTTGTTCATAATGGTCAATGTATACCCAGCACTGAAAGAGTGAAACGAACTCTATGATCAGATCGATGAGTCGATTGAACATGTCTTAGTCTTATAAGGTTCTGTGTATGAATAGATTCCGTCGATTGTCTGCCACATCCAACTTTTGAACTTCAAATCAAATGAGCTCCAATTAGAGCTTCGGGGGAGAGCGCACAACTCTTCTTCTGTGAAACAATCGAGAGGAGATCGAAGTTCGCAGGTCGTTGCGCCATTGAATATGACTGCCTCGATCTCGCTCTGTGTCATGTCAAGGATCCTCATAAGATCTATTCTAACGTTAAATCGATCGTGGGAATGGATATATATTTCTGTCCTTAGTTCGTACCAAGTAGAGATTCTTCTTTGCCCTTGTGGCACCGACATAGAACACTCGATGCTCATCGTCGGGGTTCCTGTCATAGTCTTTTCGTGTACGATAGGCCATCGAGTTGAGCAGGAGAACGTTGTCAGCTTCGCCGCCCTTCACTCCGTGGATGGTTGAAATGTTGACACGAGGCTTGCCGACGATCTGCTCACCTCTCCGTCTGATCCTACGGTAGTAGCCTCTCACATCAATGGGGATCCTAGACAGGGCGTCCCACCAATTGTGATCGGGATTCACTAACAGGCCGTGGTGCTCCTGCAGGGAATTCATCGTGAACTCTTCGGCATGAGTGCCTTCAAAATCTTTGTGACCTCTTTTGACGTCAACCGTTCCACGCATATGGTTATAGAGGTTCTGGGCATCGCCCTTACCAATTGTCATCCCCTTACGTAACCCCTCCCAATGCTTGATGGCTCGCATGTGAGGTTCTTTGACAGCGTCACGTCCTTTCGCTGTGTAGGGTATGCCACCATTGACACAGAGCTCTTCGATCCCTTTCATTTGATATATGTTCCTGACAAGTATCAACCACTCGCCGCCCTCGCTCACTGGCGCGTACTTCGGATCCTCTAAGAACTTGACGACGCCGTCACGGTCATCAGATCGCCACTTCTTTTCATATCTATTGCTGATACGTGATGTAAATTGATTGGAGTACGACCAAATCTGTCGCGGGAGACGCCACGACCTTTCCAACACCTTACGCTCACCTTGGAGGTTGAGGAACGTGTCAAGATCAGCACCACTCCAACGATAAATAGCTTGATCGTCGTCGCCTGCGATATACAGTTCGTCCACTTCGCTGAACAGTGTCTCGACAAATTGCCACTGGATCTTGCTAAGGTCCTGAGCTTCATCAACGATAGCGACCTTCACTTCAGTAGCGGGGCCGTGCTTCAGAGTGTGCTCAAGCATGTCACTGAAGTCAAGCATCCCTGTATCATTCTTGAACTCTCTCATAGTCAATAAAAATCTTTTGTACTTCATCATATTCATTGCTTCACGTTCATCGATAGGCAACTGCATATAATGAACAATCGGATCAATCATTCTAGCGTGAGCGAGACAGTAGTGGAAATAGAATCGATCACCCTCTTGCATCCCACCGGGTAGCGATCCGTCATCTGCGTCATAGTATCCACTAAAAGGTATGCCACACAGTTTACTGATTTCTGACCAGTCACCTCGTTGCATGACATCTGTCTTGCCTAGCTCTAGTCTCCGG